GAAGCCCGCAGCGCCGAAGAAATCATCCAAGCAGCGCAAATGGACATTCTACAAGTCAGCGCCTTGGCTGGCCTTGCGCGCGAAGGTATATGAGAAATACCACGGTAAATGCTGCCTTTGCGGGCGTTCTCACCGGCACGACGGCGTGAAGATCCACGCTGACCACATCAAGCCGCGCTCCAAGTATCCGCATCTGGAGTTGGTCGAGGACAACATCCAACTGCTCTGTGAGGACTGCAATCTAGGCAAGAGCAATCGTTACACAACCGACTGGCGCTCTAGCTCCGATCAGCCTTCGCCTGCTCCGCAAGAAAGCGCGCATAGTCCGCAAGCTGCCCCCGCCGTCGCTCGTCCAGCTTCGGCATGATGCTGGTGACTTCCGCAGTGGCTGGGCTTTCTTCCTGATCGGGATCGCCCACGCCGTTGACCAGCCATTCCGTGTTCGTCTTGAGCGCGCCCGCAAGTTTTTGCAGCGTGTCGATGCGCGGGTTCTGGGTTTTTCCCGACAAGATCGCCTGCACGAGATGAGTGTTGGGCCCAACCTCCAGCGAAATTGCGCGGGCACTTGTGCCTAGCGCCTTGATCCGCGCGGAAATTCGGTCTGCGAGACTCATAGGTACAAAATCGCACCGCCGCCTCTTAGAGCCTAGGTAGAAAAAGGCACTTGCAGGGGCGGTGCATTTATGTACCATGTCCCCCATGGCGAAGCTTAAACCAGAAATCCAGCAGTTTGTCGCGCTAGCGGACCAAGTTCGCGAGAAGCGAAATATATCGCGCGCGACTTTGTCCAAGGCGATCTTCAACGATCGCGCCGGGGTCATCGACCACCTGGCGAAAGGGAAGGGGTGCAGCGTCGTCAGCTTCTTGGAAGCTGAGCGCGAACTGCGCCGCATGGACATCGACCCGAACTACACGCCCCCGAAGCACAAGCCCAAGATCAAGGGGCGTGAGCGTCAGGCCGTATCGGCATGACCCCGGAAATCGCTCATCTCAACGACGTTCTGCCTGCCCATGTGCTGCATGATGTCAGCCTCAACGGCGCGCATGGATGCGCACCATTTCAGGAATATCTGCACCGTCGTGATGTGCGTGACGGTTTCGGTTATGCGCCCGTCCGCGTCCTTCTTAGCCATGACGGTCGCAACGGTTCCGTTCGCCGCGTCAAAGACGTAGCGCCCAATACTCTCAACGAATTCAGCCAAGTAGCCCCCTGCGTGCCCGGTTTGGGTGCGACAATATTGCGGCCCCGCGACGCGTCAAGGGCTTCGGTACGATATCGAACAATCATCCCCACTCGGCCTAACGGCCACCCCCCGCAGCAAACCCCCGACCCCCACGCCCAAGCCTGCTGCTCGGGGCTCCTTCATTCAGTTTCGCGCTCCACCCCCAACCAGAGCGCGAACAGCAGCCGGGCGTCCCAATCCCCCCCCGGACCCCAACGCCCGGCTGCTGACCCTTCTCCGAACGTGACCTGAAACGAACGAAGGCCCCGGATTGCACCCGGAGCCCTCGCCAAGACATCGCAGCCTTTACGGAATGGACCTCCGCAACGTGACACGCGACAAAATCCTTAACGCACGAAATGACGGCGAGTTCGTGACGCCGCTGCGTGTGCTCGATCTCTTCAGCGGAATTGGCGCCTACAGCCTCGGCCTTGAACGGACAGGCGGTTTCCGCACCGTCGCCTTCTGCGAGATCGAAGAATACCCCCGCAAAATCCTCAGGAAACACTGGCCCGATGTCCGCATCTTCGAAGACGTCCGCGACCTCAACGCAGGCGTCCTGCGAGACGCTGGAATTGTTCCCCAGTGGATCGTTGCTGGCTGGCCATGCCAGGACATCAGCCTTGCGGGCACAGGATCTGGCCTGGACGGAACACGCTCGGGCCTATGGGGCGAGATCGCCCGTCTGGCTGGCGAACTGGGAGTCGAAGGACTCATCCTGGAAAACAGCTCAAACCTCCTTGGCATCAACGGGGGATTTGACTTTGGCCGCGTTCTCGGGGACCTGGCCGCGCTCGGGTTCGATGCGGAATGGCACTGCCTACCAGCTGCCGCCTTTGACGCACCCCACATCCGTGATCGCCTCTGGATCGTGGCGAACCGGCGCCGAGATGTTTCCGACGCTGCATGGGGTTGGGAAGCCGGGCCAACCGAGGAGAGCTGGCCCGAGTGGAAACGAATTGGGCCGGGAAGTGAACAACCGCGAGCGGGCGATGATGCCCACGCTGACGAAAGCGGACGGTACGGGCGGACCTGGTCGGAGCGAGAAGCGCAAGGGCGGGGACAACCTGCGGACGCACGTAGCCATGATGCCGACGCTGTGCGCTCGGGACTATCGGGACTGCGGGGCTCCCGCGGAGTGGGAGCGCAACTCGTTAGGTCTGACGGCGACGGTTTTGCTGCCTACTCTAACAGCTACGCGCCGATCGGGACTGCAATCGCACGGCGAGAACGCCATACTTGGGAGCCTGAACCCGACGTGGTGCGAGTGGTTCATGGGGTTGCCAATCGGGCACACCGAATTGCCGCCCTCGGGAACCTGAACCCTCCAATTGTTCCGTACACGATCGGCCGCGCCATCCTCCAAGCGAGGGCAGCAGCATGACCTCCGAAATCCAAACCCGCGCCCCCGAGATCAGAAATCTCGCTTCCAAATGCTCCACCATCAATGAGCTGGCGAAATCGCTCGGCTGGAACATGGAAACCGCCCGCCACGCCAACACCGTCCTCGAACTCAACCTCCCCGACGCTCGCCTCCAAACAGGGCCACGCACAGAGGCGAAGGCAAACCCGAAACAACCGAAAAAGGCGGGCAAATGACCGACGCAGAGACGTTTTACCTTGAGTTCGACCCGCTCACAGGCCAGCCGATCGACCCGGCGCCGCCCGTGGTGCTGATTGCCTCGCCCCCGGCCCGCGCCCGCAAGATCATCGCGGAAGTCGCGGCGGCCTATGAACTGACGCCCGAGGATCTGACTGGCCCGCGCCGGTTCAAGTACCTCATGGAGCCCCGCTGGCTCGCCATGCGGCGCATCCGTGAGGAGCTGGGCTACTCATTCCCCCACATCGGACGCCTTTTCAATCGCGATCATTCGACGGTCGTTTGGGCCATTCGTGGCGGGCGTCCCTACGACCCCACAACACAACTCCGCAAAGCAAACGAAGGTCAGGAGCGTGCAGCGTGAACGAAGCAACCGAACTCGCCCAGCATCTCGACGCCGCCTACGCCGCCTACAAGCGCCGCGTGGGCAGGCCCCAGGCCATCGAACGTCTCAAGCACATGCTCGCCCGTGATGAGGAGGCCCAGCGCGTCCTTGAGGCCAGCAAAGAGCGTGTCTGCACCCCGTATCCGAGGGCCGCAGAATGAGCGACCCGCTGATCCGCAAGACCGTCAACGATCAACTCGGGCAGCATCTCGAGGGGGCGCTGATCGCGTGCGCCTTCTCGAGCAATGAGCTTCTGGACACCTTCGACGTGCTGCCGGCGCCCGGCGACTTCCTCGCTGGCTGGAACCCGATCATCTGGGAATGCGTGCTCGAGACGCGCAAAACCGGGGAGTTTTCTGCCGCCCGGTTTATCGAGCTCCTGAAGGGTCACGGCTTTGCGGTCAAAGACGTCAACGAGGTCATCTCGAGCGTCAACAAGAACTTCCTCTATGCCGAGGAGGTCAAGCACGCCGTCGAGTTCCTGCTTCAGCGCCGCCTCGTCCTGCGCTCCGAAACCTGCGCCAACGAGTATCTGGCGACCCTTCAGCGCGAGCCGTTCCAGAACGCGCCCGCCAATCTCGAGCGCCTTCAGCGCCAGTTGGCCGACGTTGCGGCAGGCGCTGTCTCGAGCGATACCTGGGCCTTCGGGGATGACGTCTCGAGCTCCATGTCGCCGTCCGTCAAGACCGGCTGGGCCGACTATGACGAGATGACAGGCGGTTTCGAGCTCGCCGCGTTCGGTATCATCGCCGCCCGCCCGTCGATTGGCAAGTCCGCCGCCATGTGCAGCGTGGCCCATGCCATTGCGGCTCGAGGCGATGGCGTCGGCGTCTTCTCGCTCGAGATGCGCAGCTATGCCCTGCAATGCCGGATGGCCGCGGCTCGAGCCTATCGCCCCTTGACGGTCATGGGCGGAAACAGCGGCAATCCCTATTACGAGCCGTTCCTCAAGAAGCGGATGCCGGACGGCCCCAATTACCGGAAAATGCTGGTCGGGCTGAACGAAGTCCGAGCTCTGCCGATCGCCTTTGACGAAACCAAGGGCCTGACCGTCTCCGAGATCCGCTCGAGAACCCGCCGCCTCAAGGCGAAGATGGAGCACAAGGGCACGCCCCTGCGCGTGCTGTTCGTTGACCACATCGGCCACGTCACCCCAGAGAAGAACCGGGGCGGGAACAAAACCCAGGAAGTGACCGACATTTCCAAGGGCCTGATGGACATGGCTGGCGAGCTCGGGATTGCCGTCATCGGCCTGTCCCAGCTCAACCGGGCGACCGAAAGCCGGACGAACAAGCGCCCGACGCTGGCGGACCTCCGCGATTCCGGATCGCTCGAGCAGGATGCCGCGCACGTCACGTTCCTCTACCGCGACGAATACTACGCCGACCGAGCTCATGACGACGCCGAGACACCCGCTGGCCGCGTCGAGCGGAACACAATGGAGCTCATCGTCGCCAAGCAGCGCAACGGCCCTGTCGGGACCGTCAAGCTGTTCTGCGAGATGGGCGCCAACGCGATCCTCGATCGCGAGGACGAGTGGCAGGCGAGGTCGGCGGCATGAGTGTTCAGGCAATCACCTGGGCTTATGCCCTGCGCGGCCTCTCGAGCGGACAGAAGTTCGCGCTCGTGACGCTGTGCAATCGCTGCGACGAGGATTGGTCCTGTTACCCGTCCGTCAAGCTGATCGCGGAAGAGACCGGCATGAGCGAGCGGACAGTGCGGGAGCATCTGGACGCGCTCGAGAACATGGGCGCGATGAAGCGGGATCGTACCCGCAACTCGGACGGCACGCTTGGCCGGTATCGGTATTTCGTCCAGCGGCAATTTCAGCCAGTGGCGAAATCTGCCGGTGGAGAAATCAAGGCAAAAACACCAGCGGCAAATCCTGCCAATGGCGAAAAACCGCATCAACCAGCGGCGAAATCTGCCGGACAAGTAAACCGTCAGTTAGAACCGTCATCTATTTCGTTGAACGAGCCCTTCGAAGCACTCTGGGCCATGTGGCCGGCGAAGGGTCGGACCCGCTCAAAAGCCAAGTCGAAGGTTCTTGAGCAGTTCAAGCGGGCCTGCGACAAGCACGAGCCCGAGCAGATCATCAACGCCTCAAAGCTCTGGCTGCGGACCATCACGGCGGAATACGCCCCGGCGCTGGATCGCTTTCTCCGCGATGGCCGGTACGAGCACCACCTGCCGAGCGGCAACGTGGTTCCCATCGGAAGCCGGGACGGCCTCGACTGGCCGTCGATCCTGGCCGACTGGCTCGAGACGGGCGCTTGGAAGCCCGCGCTTGGCCCCACCCCTGACCACACCGGCTATCGCGGCCCGCTCGAGCCGCTGCGCCCGCTGCTCGAGGGCAAGCCCCGCAATCACCCCGTCATCGCGGCCCTCTGGGCCAAGCTCGAGCTCAAACAGGAAGGGACACTGTTCGCATGACCACCTGGACCCTGAAAGACATCGAAGCCCGCCCGCACGTCAAGCTGTCCACGCCGATCCGGTTCAAGCCAGCGGCTGACGTGGTGTCCATCGTCCTGCCGATGCCCCCTAGCGTGAACCGCTGCTGGGCAAACGTTGAGGGCGTCGGGCGCGTTCGATCGACCGCGTATCGCCGCTGGTCGAAGGCCGCAACGCAGGAACTTCAGGCGCAACAGGCGGGGGCCATCCCCGGCAAGTTCGCAGTCGTCATCACCGCCACGCGCACGAAGCGCAAGCGGGACATCGACAACCTGATCAAGCCGATCCTGGACCTGCTCGTCGGCGTCGTCACCGAGGATGACGCGGAATGCGAGCGCGTGTCTGCGGGCTGGGCTGACGAGGGGCCGGAAGGCGTCCGCATCGACATCCGGAGGGCAGCATGAGCGGTCGCCACATTCGAACCAACCAGCCGCACGACGTAAGGCAAGCCGCATCCCAAGCAGCCCAGCTCGTCACCCGCCAAACATGCGAGGGCTGCGCGCATCTCCGCATCCATCCCCGCCCCATGTGCGCAGGCGAGGGAAGTCCGCACGAGCGCCGCCCCCGCGAAACGTACCACGACAGGTGCAGGGCCTATTCAGTCAAAGGCGTCAACGTTGGGAGGGCGGCATGATGTTCTATTGGGGCGAACCAGAAATCGCCAAGCTGCGTGAGTTGTGGACGGCTGGCCTGTCATGCGCCCAGATCGCGCGTGAACTGAAGACGTCTAAGAACAGCGTCGTGGGCAAGGCGCATCGGCTTGGCCTGTCACAGCGCAGGCCGGGACGTATCGTGCATGTGCTTGCACCGCGTCCTGTCGCTGTTTCGAAAGAGGTAGGCTTCTCAATCATCGAGCTTGAACGCGAGCAGTGCCGCTGGCCGATCGCTGAAGCCCGCAGCGGCCATCGGTTCTGCGGCGATCAATGCCAGCCCGATAGCCCATACTGCGAGGCGCACCGTGCGCAAGCGTATTCCGGCTTCAAGTTCCAGCGCCAGCGCCCGCCGCACGAGCACAACATCATTCGCAGCGAGGCAGCATGACCACCACAAGCCGCAAGCCCGAAGCCCTTCTCGCCCAGCGCCGCGACCGTATGCGCGACATCCAGCAGGCAATCGTCGCGCGTCAGAGCATATCCTGGCTGGCCCAGCAGTGGAACGTCACGAAGCCTGCGGCGATCGAATGGATCGGCAACAACGCGCCGCCAGACGTTCGCGCCGAACTGGCTGACAACGGGCGCATCATCGCAACGCGGAAGCTCCGGGCCTTCGATCTCGGCAAGCGGCTGGAGATGCTGGCGCTGTGCCGCAAGGCGGGCTGGAACTGGCAGGACATCTCCGACGCGTTCGGGGTCAGCACGTCATCGCTGTTCCGCACGCTGCGCCGCCACGCGCCTGATGGGCTTGAGCAAGCCGCAGCCGACTATCGCGACGACGAGCCCGAACAACACTCACACGCAGCGTAGCTTTCAACCAACACAGGGGACCACAGATGAAACTTCTTGAAGACCTAACAAAGCGCCGGGCGACTGCTGTCGAGCAGCGCGACGAGTATGATGCTGTAGTCGTAAAGTGGATTCACAAAGCGACTGACGTTCGCGACTTGATTGCAGACCTCGACCGCGCCATCGCCGCGCTAGAGCCCGCAGACCCGACCGCTGTTGCTATCGCCGCGTACATCGAAGCCGAGAACGCCCCCATCCCCGAGCCCGAGACGCAGACCGGGGATGATGGGCACATGCTTTCCGACTACGTCATTGATCGGATCATAGGCGACAGGGACGACGATCACGGCCCAGAGCAGGGCGACGAAACGCTAGGCGACGAACTGGACGAGCCCGACGACGCCAGCGAGTTCGCTGAGCCCGACGACGAAGCCACCCGAGCCGCAGCCATAGAGCTGACAGCAGACGTGGAGCCTGTCGCAGACGACGACAGCGCGTATGCCGTCATCCACTATCCGGATGGGAGCCGATACGCGGGTGAAGTCAACGAGCATGGCGAGCCCCATGGCTACGGGGTGATGACCGGGCCAGCGTCCGAGCCGCCCATCCCCGAGCCAGTCTGGAACGAGCCCCAGCCGACCGAGGGATACGCGCCTGTAGTCGATGCGCCTGTCACCAACCCCGAGGCTGACGCACTCGCCAAGGCTCACGACTACTACAGCCCGGAGAAGGTTGCGGAGCGCAATCGGTTCAACCCGTGGGGAGGCGTCTCTCACCTGTTCGGCAAGCCCAAGGTGGACGCGTGATGTGGATCGAGCAGGGCTTTTGGATCTGTCTCGTCATGCTTGGCATCTGCCTCGCGCTCCCGGCGCTCAGCTTCGTATTCGGATGGGGGCGCAAGCAATGAGCGGCGAACAACTCGCCCTGCTGGTGGGCGTCATCGCAGCCCTGCCATTCCTCGCATGGATCGTCTGGAACGCGATCAAGCATGGAAGCGGGGGGAACACATGAGGCTCGCAGGCTTAGCCCTTCTGGCCCTCGTGGGCGCCCTCCTATGGCGACCCCAGACGGACATCAACGTCATCAACACAATCATCGGCGGGCTGGGCCTGACGTTCCTGGCAATCGGATCAATCGGACACGAAAGGAAAAGGCGATGACCACGGGGACGGAACTTGCATGGTTCGCGCTTCGAACGCTCCCAATGCGCGAACACATGGTCAGAAAGCACCTGATCTATCGGGGCTTCAAGGCGTTCGCCAAGACCGAGAAGAAGTTCGGGCGCTGGACTAACGGCAAGCGCAAGGAACGTGAAGCCGTCGCAGCGCCTGGATATGTTTTCATCGGCACAACCGGCAACCCGTGGATGGAGGTCCACCGCTGCCACATGATCCGGTCGGTGGTATCCCTTGAGGGACGCCCCGTGCGGCTCAATCCGGAGGCGCTGGGCGCGTTCTTGGACCTGCCCGACGAAAGCCTGCCGGACTATTTCCGCTTCTTCCGGGGCTCGCCCTTTGAGATTGGCGACATGGTCCGCATCGACGCGCCGGCATTCGAGGGCTTTGAACTTCGGGTCAAGGATATCCAGCGGCATGAAGCCGTGTTCGACCTCGTCATGTTCAATTCAGTCTCAACCGAGGTCCGGTTTCCTGTGGCTCAATGCTACAAGTCCGAAGCGGCTTGAACCGCTAGGGGTTGTGCTTCGCCGCAAACCGCCACAATATGCACGCACTGTTTGATGGGGCTGGAATCCGTCAACATGACCGGGACATGCGCAGGTGTTTCCCTGCGAGTAGGCGAAAGCCGAGCGTCCTGCGAGCTGGTCATGCAAAATGACCATATCCTAAGCTATGTCTGAAATCAGGGAGGGGCTTCTCCCATGTCCCTATCCTTCGCAGACTTTGCGTGGATCTTGCTGGCCCTGACTGCGGCTATCGCGGCAGGGGCTTACTTCTTCAGCAAGAACCGCGTTGAGCCTGTCGGCGTCGTCCGCTCCAACGACTTCACGGACGAGCGGCTAAGGCAGGCAGCAATCCAGGCCGTTAAAGGCGTGGACGTTTCCAAGATGGGCGCCGAAGAGGCTGAAGCGCACCTTGAAGAACTGGCCCGGCACGCTGTCGCCCGTGAATACGCAGAGATTTACCCCGGCCTGAGAGTGGAAGTCACCCCAAGCTGGCCCGATGCCAAATGCGTGATTTCGGGGAACATCGCCTCGATACGCCTATGGGTCGGGCACCGGATTTTTGGGGATAAAGAGGGCATCAGAAGCATCAACGTTGAGGTCAACAGAGCCCCGACCCTGAAGCTGGAAACGCGCCGCCCGATCAAGGAAGCGTGGGCAGATATCCACAGCCCGCCCGGCAAGGCAGAGCCCGTCGCGCCCCGGCTGAAGGTTGCGGCTGCATCGTCCAGCCCGCCGCCATCCACAACCCCGCCGCCACGGGCCAAAGCCAAACTCACGCCGAGGCGATAATGCTGCGAATGGTGGTCAAAATCGTGGGCTTCAGACACGGCGGCAAGGCCGTGGTGAAGTTCCCGACGCACTTCCGCAGGATGCGCCCCGACCATCGCAAGAGCTTCCTGACGCAAGCGATGCGCGACCTCCGCGCCGAATACGATCTCGCCTGCGAGCACGCACGGATAGCGGCTCAGCATGAGGACATTCGAAACGCAGAGGCGGCAACCGTCCGCGGCGAGCCTGCAACAAGTTAACCAGTTTCCAAAGGGAGGGCGGCTGGCTTTGACCAGCGCCTCCTCATCATCAGAACGCAAACCGCCGCCCCATTTCTGGAGCGGCGGCAGGCGTCAGGCTGAACCGGCTATCTATCGTTGGCAACCAGCTTCGGAACGAAGGGCTGCACCGGGCGGGCCTTGGCGGCATCTTTAGCCGCTTTGGCCTTGGCCTTCTCGCGGATGGCGCGCTGTTCGGCGCGTTCCTCGCGAACCAGTTGGCGGCGGCGCTCTTCGCGCTTTGCTTCAGCTTTCGCCTCGGCCACCAGTTTCGCCTCATGCTCCTTGCGGAGCCTGCGGGCGGTTGTCTCCAGCGACCAGATCGCGAGGGCGATCGAGAGGTCGAGGAGACCGCCAACCAGCCAGACGGCCCAATCAGGGGCCAGCGGACGGTAGGCTTCCGAGGCGGTCGCCAGCGCATCGCGTGCATTCTGGCGGTCAGCCTTGGCGGTATCGACTGCAAGCGCCAGCGGAGCGCGCTGGGCTTCCCACGATGCGGTTTTCGCCGCGGTCGTCTTCGGGCAGAGGCAATCGGGAAGAACGAGGGCCGGGAAGGCGTCGAGAGCGGCCTGCGCCTTCTCGAGCCGTCCGGTGGTCCGGCCAACCTCGAGCTGAAGCGGCTCGAGACCGGCATCAAAGGCATCCTTGTGAGGCGCTTCGATCGTCGTTCCGTAGAAGTTGTGGAAGCTGACGGCCTGCAGGGCCATCGCAACCATCAGAACCGGGATCACGCCGGCAGACGCCCAAGAGCGTCCAAGCGCAATCACGGTGAAGGGGATGACCAGGGCCGTAGCGCCTGCGCCAAAGGCGAGGGCAAGGCGGCTGATCTGGTCCATGTCGCTCTGAAGCCAGCCATAGACGCCCAAGGCGCCCATCGCGAAACTAAACAAGGCCAGAAAGACAAGGCCGGGTTTGAATCCGGCAGGGCGTGCATTAAGAGTTTTGGTCATTGGAAGAGTGCTTTCTTTCAATCAGACCGAGCGGCGTTGACGCGCCGACCGATCCGGCAGGGGGCTTAGGCTCCCTGCTGTTGGGGGTGTGGTTCAACCTGCAATGTCAAATAGCGGGGAAGTAATCACTTCCGTACTCGCAAGTTACGCGAAGTATTCGGCTGTCAAAGTCGAAATACGTGAACGGTAAGCCGAAATAATCACAAGTGCGTTACTTGCATTACAGTCGTCTCCAAGTTGAGCGCAAGCAAAGGCTAGTATTGTGCGCGACAGGCCAAGACGAAGCACAATAACGGACGCGGCTGTTTCCTCGTCTCTGTCGTCGGCTTCCACGGGCGGAACAGGGCCGCAAGGCCCAACCGGCCCAACCGGCCCAACCGGACCAGCGGGGCCTACGGGTCCAGCGGGCGCGACCGGAGCGGCGGGTTCTAACGGCACCAACGGCACAAATGGCACCAACGGAACCAACGGCGCTGATGGAGCAACGGGCGCAACCGGCCCCGCAGGCGCTGCCTGGACGGTCTATTCCGCAACTCTGACCCCGGCGAACGCCTACTTCGTGGAAAGCACGATATCGCATCCCGGCATGTCATCGGCAGCGCTGCTGCGTGCATGGCTCAAGGCTGGCGATGACAGCGACGAGAACAATGGCGAGGGAATGCCAGAGACAACGGTAGCGGCAAGGGGCGGGACTGACACGGTCACGCTCACGCTGCTGTCCCTGCTTCCGATGAATGGCCCGGTCAAGATCGCATACGAGGTTCTGGCTTGAAACTTTCAACCGACAAGGGCACGCCGCGCGTCCTGCACCCGCGCGAGAACCTGTACGACACGGGCACCCTGGGCTCGAACGGCGCCGAGGTTGTCATCGACTGCGATGGCTGCGCGTCCGTCATGGTGGATCTGCGCGGGACGTTCAATGGCACGTTCGAAGCCGCCGGCACAGTAGACGGGACAAACTGGACGCCAATCCCGGTACGCGCGCTGAACGTGGCGGCTGTCGGCTATGTCGCTGCCATTACGGGCACGACATCCGGCGTCTGGATCGGAAGCTGCCTCGGCTATCGCCGGGCGCGCATCCGCTGCACGGCCTACACATCGGGCGGGCCAACGGCATACATCAACGCCTCGCTGGCGCCAGACAACGGGCCGCAGACATTCGTCACCTCGACGCTGGCAACGGCTGTTGGCGCCGCTGCCGCTGCTGTGACGCTGACAATTGCATCGCCAGGCGCTGGCCTGCGCCACTACCTCACATACCTTTCCATAAATCGTTTCGCGACAGCGCTGCTGACGGCGGCTGCGGCGCCGGTCACGGTGACCTCGACCAACCTGCCAGGCTCGCTGGCTTTCAGCTTCCCAGCCGAAGCTGCGGCGCAGGGCACGCTATTCCCGTGGCGCGAGGACTTCGCGTATCCGCTGGCCGTATCCGCACAGGGCACAGCCACCACGATCGTCTGCCCAGCCACAACCGCCGTAATCTGGCGCGTGTCGGCTGGATACTTTGTTGCGCCATGAGCAACGTAATCAACCTGAAGGGTCAAGACGTAGGAGAGAACTACGTCGTCAGCCCTGATGCAGTGCTTGAAGGCGCAAAGGATCAGTTAGCCGAAGTCGTCGTGGTCGGCTTTCAGCATGACGGCACGATCTTCCTCGCCGGCTCCAAGGGCTCAATGAACACGCTCTGGCTCCTCGAGGCCGGAAAGCACGTACTCATGCGGATGAGTGAAAATGCCTGATACCGAAACCCTCAAGCCTGAGCCCCGTCCTGTCGGACGCCCCAGCAAGTATAAACCAGAGTTCTGCGCCGCCATCGTAATGCACGGCAAACAGGGCATGACTGTCCCTGAAATGGCCGACGAACTCGATGTTTCGATCCAGACGCTGTACGAATGGAGCGGCGTTCACCCGGAATTTTCTGAAGCCTTCTCACGCGCGCAGGAAGCCGCAGAGGCTTGTTGGGCGCGAAAGATCCGCGAAGGGCTAGAGAAAACGCCCAGCGAGTTCCAGGGCGCGGCCAACCTCAAGTACATGGCGCAGCGCTTCAAGGGCTGGAGCGAGAAGGCGCATGTGGACACGCGTGAAATGGACCCGAAGGCCGACCCGCCATCGCCTGACACTGATCGATCGGCGGCACGCAAGGTTTCAATGTTGCTCGCAAAGGCCGTTCGCGCAGAAGATTAGTTCGCCGCGGCTGAGCGTCCGAGGCATGAAATGCGGAAGTGAACCCGCTCCGTAAGGTGAAATCGTCCAAATGAGCCAACTGGACGACATCCTAACGCGTCTCCAGAAGATGCCGGAGAAGGACCGGAAGGAAGTCCTCGGCCTCGCCAACAAGGCAACGGCGGGGATGAAGTGGCTCCCAAATCCTGGACCACAAACCGACGCCTACTTCTCCCCAGCCGACGAGCTGTTCTACGGCGGACAGGCAGGCGGCGGGAAATCGGACCTGCTGATCGGCCTGGCGCTGAACGAGCACACAGTCAGTCGCCTGTTCCGTCGCCAGCACAATGACCGGCAAGCGCTGGTCGATCGCATGGCGCAGGTGCTTGGGACACGGGACGGCTATAACGGCTCTGACCATGTCTGGCGTATTCCGAACTCGGACAGGATTGTCCGCTTCGGCGCGCTATCAGATCCAACGGCGTGGGAACGCTATCAGGGCGACCCGACCGACCTGAAGGGGTGGGACGAACTCACCCAGTTCACGAAGGACGAATACCGGACGGTCAACGCCTGGCTGCGAACGGTCAAACCGGGGCAGCGGACACGCATTGTCGGCGCCGGCAACCCGCCTGTGACGCCCGAGGGGCTCTGGGTCATTGAATACTGGGCAGCATGGCTGGATGAGAACCATCCGAATCCGGCTCAGCCCGGCGAGCTTCGATACTACACCACGATAGGCGACCAGGAGGACGTCGAGGTCAGCGCCGATTATGTGGGCGAGGGGCCAAGCGGCGAGATCATCCGGCCTCGATCGCGAACCTTCATCCCGGCTGGATTGGGTGACAACCCCGATCTTGCCGAGACGGGCTACGGCTCGACGCTCATGGCCCTGCCGAAGCATCTTCGTGATGCTCTGGCATACGGCAGGTTCAAGGCTACCCTCGAGGACGCAGACCGGCAGGTGATCCCGACATCGTGGATCGTCGCCGCTCAACAGCGGTTTCAGTTCCGGCAGAAAGACCTGACCGACAAGCCGATGACGGCGCTCGGTATCGACATGGCTGATGGCGGCAAGGACCGCATGGCCTGCACGCCATTGCACGGGACGACGTTCGGCCCGGCCAAGATGAAACCAGGCGTCGAGGTCGATACCACGGCCAAGCAGGCGGCATTCGCGGTTGAGAACGCCAAGGACGACCCGCAATTCAACATCGACTGCGGCGGCGGATATGGCGGTGGCCTGTCCTCGGCGCTGGAGAGCAACAACTTCAACGTGGTCCGCTGCAAGGGTGCAGAGGGCTCGGGCGAAAAGGAACGCTACGGCGATCGGGGCTTTGCCAACAAGCGAGCCGAATGGGTCTGGCGCCTGAAGGAAGGGCTCGACCCGGAGAAGGGCGACAACATCGCGTTGCCGCCTGGTCGCGGCCTGCTGATGGAACTCGCAGCCTTCCGTGAGAAGGCGCACGTCGATTCACGCACCACGATTGCGATCGAGGGCAACGAAGAGATCAGCAAGCGCCTGGGCCGATCGCCTGACGAGGCGTGGTCTGCAATCTTCGCGTGGGCTGAACCGAACGCACAACGCAAGCAGGACCGTGCTGCGACGAAGAAGAAGCGCAAGTCCGCAGGCTCAACGCCGGCACGTCATCACTCGAAAGTAGTCGGACGCCGATCATGAAGAAGAAAGCCAAGGCCACAGCAGGCCAGCAGACGGACGCTCAGATCGCCACGCTTGCGCAGCAGGCGATGAAGCCGATGGACCTGCCCGACCCGGAGAACGCCGACATTACCGACAAGATCCGCATGAACGACGAGGCTGCACGCAAGCGCAAGGGCCGGATGTCAACGCTTGCAGGCGGCGCCTATGGCAAGTCTGCGACCGTGAAGACCATCGCCTCGGGCGGCATGTAGTATGGCTTATGATGCTGGTCCCGATGCTCGATCCGGGCTGCACAAGCGTGCGAAGAAGTGGCGCGATCGTGGTGAATCGGCATTCGGCAAGCAGACCCGCTGGCTGCATCTCTGGCAGAAGCTGGCGGAAATCTTCGCGCCTGAGCTTGCCAGCTTCACGACCAACCTGACTGATCCGGCGACGATCTACGACGGGCTGTTCACATCCAAGCCGCAGAAGTTCGCCCAGACATTGGCAGAGCGCATCGGCTCGATGACCAGGGCCAAGGGCGAACAGTGGTTCAAGCTCGTCGCCCAGCCTGAAGAGCTGATGGAGCGGGACGACATCAAGGCATGGTGCGAGGACGCGACGATGCGTCAGCGCAACGTGCTCTATTCGGCCAAGTCCATGTTCACTGTCGCAATGGCGATGGCTGACAAGCAGTACGCGATATTCGGAAACTCGGTCGTCAGGTACGCCTACAACAGCGATCGATCCGGCGTCTATTTCGCGTCTGTCCACCTGCGTGATTGCGCGTGGGAAGAGAGCGCGGAAGGCATTGTGGACGCGGTTCACGAGCGGATGAAGCCGCGCGTGTCCCAGTTGCTGAGCCTGTTCAAGCGTGAAGAACTGCCGCGCGCCTGGCAGGAGATGCTGGACAAGCCTGAGTGTCAGGGCGACACGGTCGAGTTCCGCCGCTGCGTGGCTCCGGTCGATGCCTACGCTTACGAAGAGGGCGAGAAGAAGCCGCGTGCAACGGCCAAGTTCGTCTCGATCTACATCGCCCACGGTTCGGGCGTGAAGGATGAGGAACTGGGGCTCCGCGAGGAATATCTCGACCATTTCCCTTACAGCGTGCGCCGCTGGATGCGCCTGCCTGGCGAGGTTGTGGCGATGTCGCCTGCTGCTGGCATGGCGCTGGCGGATGGCGAGACGCTGAACACGGCCGAGGCTGCGGCGCTCAAGGGCATCGAGTTCACGGCTGATCCGGCGCTGACTGCGCCTGACGATGGGTTCATCGGTGAGGTCCGCATCCAGTCGGGTGCGATGCTCTATCGCAACGTGGATTACGACCGGACCACGCAGGGCGATTTCATCCAGGCTGTTCCCGGTGGGGAAGCCAAGACGGTCCTCGAATACGTGCAGTTCAAGGCCATCGACATGGCCAAGGCGTTCTTCAGCGACATGCTGCAAATGCCTGACCGTGAAATGACGCTGGGCGAGTTCAGACAGCGGTTCAAGAATGCGCTGCGCGATGCCTCGCCCATCTTCGAGCCGATCGAAGCCGACTATGCGACCATGCAGGACGGCGTGTTCACGCTGATCCTCAACGCACACGGCCCTGCTGATCCGTGGGGCGGGTTCCTGCCGGCGCCGGAAGAGCTTGAGGGCGACAAGACCAGGTTCGAGTTCCAGACGGCGTTGACCGAGGCGTTCACTGAGCTTCGGCGTCAGGAAGCGCTCGAGGTCCAGGCTCAGTTTCAGGCGCTGGCCGAGATGCAGTCGGATGCGGCTGATCACATCGACATGGACGAAGTGACCCGCGACAGCATGGCGAACTTCAAGACGAAGTGGACCCGCAAGCGCGATGTGGTCGAAGAGCGCCGCGCGCAGCGTCAGGAACAACAGGCGGCGCAGGCTGCTGAAGAGAAGGCGGCTATGGTTGCCGAGATGGCGGCGAAGGCCAACCCGGAGAACATGCGGATGTTGAAGCAGGATATGGAAGGGGCGGCCCAGTGACCCAGATCACATTCGTTGCGGCTGATGGCACGGCGCGTGCGGTTAGTTCAGCCTACCCGCTCCCGACGACCGGGGGCGGAGGCGGTGGAAACCCGGCTGGTGATGGCGCGGTCAGTACCGGCACGACCACGTCGGTTGCCTCAACAACCGGCGCTCAAACCATCCTCGCCGCGAACACGGCGCGATACGGCGCGACGGTCTACAACGACGACGCCAACGCGCTCTATCTGTTGCTTGGAACGGGTACGGTGAGCGCCACGGTCTACACGGTGCAGATCCCGTCGCTTGGCTACTACGAAGTTCCCTACGGCTTTACAGGCATCCTGACAGGCCTCTGGGCGGCTGACGGTGCGGGCTCGGCTCGCGTGACGGAGCTGACCTGATGCCCATATTTACCAGGCCGACTTCCCGCATTTTGGCGGCTTCGGGCGTTCAGGTCACAACCGCATCAAACACGACCGAGCAGACTGTCCTGACTGTGTCCGTTCCGGCTGGCGCTATGGGTCCAAACGGCTATATTCAGATCATTGCCGAGGGCAGCTACACAAACAGTGCGAACAACAAGACGCTCAGGGCCAAGTTCGGCGCGGCCACAATCCTCGGCATTGTTCACACGACGGTGAACAACTGGAATTTTGAGGCCCGCGTCTTCAACCGTAACGGCGCGTCTTCGCAGCGATATTTCGTGCTGGGCAACAACGGCACGACGACAACGCAAACGCTCGCAGCGGCGTCTACATCAGCCATCGACACATCGGCTGTCGTTGCGTTCCTCATCACGATTGAAAAGGCGACTGGGGCTGAAACGGCCACGCTGGACTCATACTCCATCGAAGTTGTGTACGGCGCCTGACCATGAAGCTCACCTATGGCGATGGCGGGTCTGAGGACGTCCCGAAGCATGTCTGCCAGGCTTTCGCGGCCCTGGCGCGTGGTGATGCGTCTGGCGGGCAACAGAAGCTCTGCCTGATGTGGGTGTTCAAGCTGACGCAGCCGATGGGCCGGCCTCCGCTTCCTAACGCCAGTGAGCGCGCTGTTGGCATGAGCGATGGGGCGAGGATCGTAGGGCAACAAGTTGCCGAACTGGTCGGCGGGGAAGCCCCGTGGACCCTGAAACATCTTGGAGACGTGAATGACGACGGAAACGATCGCGAGACCTGAAGTCGTGGAAACGACCGAGACCAAGGTTGTCGAGAAGGTCGAAGCCAAGGCGCCGGAGAAGGTCGAGACCAAGGAGACATCCGACTGGCGCAAGTCGATCGTCGAGGCTCGCGCCAAGGGTGACGAGGCTGCTGCCACAAAGCTGTCGAAGCGGCTGGAACGCTTCTCCGATCCTGGCGTGCTCTTCGACTCGCTGGAGCAGACCCAGCGCGAACTGCACGAATCCGGACGCATCAAGCTGCCCGGCAAGGAAGCGACGGACGAGGAGAAGTCATCCTTTGCCAAGGCGCTGGGCGTACCTGACAAGCCCGAGGGCTACGCCAAGCTGTTCAAGCTGGAGCTTCCCGAGGGCGTGGCGCTGGACGAGAACGACCAGGCACAACTGAAGAGCATCACGGAATATCTCCACGGCAAGGGCGGCTTTGCGGCATCCCCCGACGTGGTGAAGGCAGCGCAAGAGCTTTACGTCGAGATGCGCGAGAACGCGCAGGCAGGCCTCGTCGCATCGGCGCAGGAAGCCAAGATGAGGGCCGAGCAGGCGCTCAAGGCCGAATGGGGCAATGAGTTCAAGCCGAACCTTCAGTTCACCTCTCAGGGCCTGACGGCGCTGGCAGGCCGTGACGCGGGTGAGCTTAGCTCGGTGCAACTGGCTGATGGCTCGCTGCTCGGAGACAATCCGCTGTTCGTGAAGGCGATGATGCAGGCAGGACGCCTTGCCGGCCAGGACCCGCTGCTGTGGGCGGCATCCCAGATGGGCGGCACGCCCTCGAGCCTCAAGGAACGCAAGAACGAGATCATGAAGCTGGCCTACGGCAATCCCGACGAGGTCAAGGAGTACAACCGCCTTGCTGGCCCTGGTGGCGAGCTTGAAGCGATCATCACGAAATTGGACAGCATCAGCTAAGTCCTAGAGCCCGGCGCGGCGCCTTTCCGGCGATCGGCCCGCGCGAAGCTCCGCAGGTTACCCGACCCAGTCGGCCCTGCGCCTCATCCAAGGCGACGAGAGCGGCCCCGCGTCTTGCGGGCTACCCGCTCTATTGCCGGCATCGCCCACCATGCAAATGATGGGAAAGACCAATGGTCAACCAGATCACGAACCAGTTTCGTTCCATTTATATGGACGAGTTCAAGATGGACTACGATCGCGATGTCGCAAAGATGCGGATCGCGACCTCTGCGAACGGCGTCATTAACGGCGGCACGGCATTCTTCGATGTCGTCGATCCGGCAGACGAAGCGGTCGAGAAGACCCGCGACGGCAAGGTTCCGAAATCGGACCTCGGCCTGTCTCAGGTCTCGGCCACGCTGCGCAAGATCCACAAGAAGTACCAGATCGACAACTTCGACCTGTTCCGTGCGAACAAGAACACCCGCACGGCCATGTCGAAGCGCGGTCGCGGCGCCATCAACAAGGGCATCGACAACCTCGTCATCAAGACGCTCGACGCCACCTCGGTCGTCCACCCGGACGGCACGGTGACGGCCTCGACCCTGTCCGTGATCCAGCGCGCACTTCTCGTGTTGCTCAACAAGGACATCCCCGACGACGGGAACCTGTTCGGCGTTGTCACTCCTGCCTTTGCTCAGCAGATGCTGCGCATCGCGGAGTTCAAGTCGAAGGACTTCACCTCGGTCTCGGCTATGGACAACAACGCCTGGACGATGAAGGTGCGCAACTGGATGGGTGTGAACTGGTTCACGCACACCGGCCTCACCGGCAACGGCACGGCGACCTCGAACAACTTCATCTTCCATCGCGATGCGGTCGGCCACCTTCTCGAAGGCGAGCCCAAGCCGCATATGTTTGAGTCGGAAGAGGATGACTACGAGGGCGTCCGCTTCGACGTGATGCACGCGGCCTGCGTGCCGCTGCCCCGCGGCGTCATCAAGATCGTCCACAACGACACCGCCGCGCTCGCGTAACGGTCGGATCAGGAGAACTCGAAAATGGCTTATATTGCAAAAGACCTGCACTGCGTCGCCACTGGCGGCGGTGCGGTTGGCCTACAGGTGTGGGTTTACGACACCGTGGACGCCATCGCGACCGTCTATGCGGCGGGCTACATCTCCGATGCTGGCGCGTCCGTCCTCGGTGGGCGCGGCATGGAGAAGGGCGACATCGTCATCGTCCGTCGCTGGACCACGGCCATTCCCGCAACCACGGCTGAAAAGCTGACGGCAGCGGCTACGGCCAACGTCCTCGTCGCCACGACGATCCACAACGTGATCGGCATCTCGACTGCCGGCGCAGCCGACCTCACGGACGGCCTCGCAATTACGATTACCAATACCTGACCGAACCTCTATGGCTGGCGGGGGGCTTCGGCTCCCCGCCACAACTTTAAGGACAACCAATGCCAGACCCCGTTCACTGCGTTCCGTCCGCGCTTGTCATCGACCGCGAGAACGCCCATCGCGCCTACTGGCTCTGCCGCGTTGCGCCGGGCCATACGCCCGAGGACGTTCAGACCCCGCACTATTTCGGGATGCTTGCCGCCAAGTTTAAGGTCGGGGACGTGATCGAGATTTCTGCCGAAGACCAGAGCTGGTACGGCGAGATCATGGTCCGGGCCATTCCGGCAGGCGTCAACCAGGTCCGCACGGCGCTGCGCTTCATCACCCATTTCGATGGCGCTGATCTGCCTGACGGCTGGGACATCAAGTATTTCGGCGGCGTCTCGAAGCACACGATCTTCAGGGGCGATGTCGCGATGGAAGGCGGCTTCTCCACGATCGAGGAAGCCGAGATCAAGCTGTTCGCTCTGGTGGACAAGGAGGCGACGTCTCTGGCTGTTGCTCCTCCCACCCCGCGTCGAGGTAAGGCCCCGCGTACATCGACGGATGCCCAGACGGTTGAGACTGTCTGATGCCTTCCAAGAGCGCCATACTCAATTCGGCGCTTCACCTTATCGGTGAGCCGGAAGACGCAACGCCACTCACGACCACAAACAAGGAGTGGGTGAAGCGTGTCCGCGACCGATATGACGAGAAGGTCCGGCTTGCTTTCGAAAAGCATCCCTGGAACTTCTGCACGGATGTCGAAGTCCTGACGGCGACTGAACCAACGCCGGCAGGATGGGACTACGGCTTCAACAAGCCTGCTGGCTGCTGGCGTATCGTGAAGGTCACGAACGGCGAGCACAACATGCGTCCCGATGGGGCCTCGATCATGTACGAGGACCGCGCCGGGCGCATCTGCTCGAACGAGGCGACGACCTGCCTCAAGTACATCTCGTCCGAATGGCTGACGCTTGAGGGTTCGTGGTCGCAGCACTTCGCTGATCTGGTGGCGGCGCTTCTCGCTCATGCGGTTGTGCCTGTCTCGGACAGCAACGAGAACACGATGGATCGTCTGGACAAGTGGCAGGCGAAGATGCTGCGCGTGGCGAAGAACTGGGACGCCCAGCAGCAGCCAGCCTGGCCTACGGGTCCGTCCCGCTGGCAGGTGTCCCGTTTCAGCGGGATGCGCGGCGGTCGCGAGAACGACACCTAAATGGCCACGCAGTCCAAGAGCATTACGGTCAGCTTTCTGGGCGAGGCTGACAGCTACGCCCTCGCGCGGGTCGATTTCGAGAACCATGCGTCTCTGGGCGAGCGGTTCGAGAACGTCTTCCTGATCGAACAAGGCGCGATGGAGCTTGCGCCGGGTACGCAATTCCTGCGGGCTACCCCATCCAATGGCGTGGCGATCCTGCGGCCTTGGGTGTTCTCCATCGAGAACGCCTTCGCGCTCGAGTTGAGCGACGAGCTTGTCCGGTTCATTCAGGACGACGCCTATGTGACCCTGACGGGCGCTGCGGCCACTGTCGGGACGTTCACGGACGAGACTGCGGCGGCGCCATCAGGCGGCGATCCGCCCCCCACGGGAGACGGTGGCAGCGGGTATGAGCCTCCATCTGAGGGGTCGGGCTGCGTCTGGATCGAGTTCGGTGAGGGCCTGCCGGGCGGCTACTGGTATTGCACCGCTTACTAAAGGCGTCCCTGATTCATGGCATCATCCTTCACGGCAACGGGAGCGACGGGCGGGGCATTCGTCTGCGAGGCGGGCGATTATGCAATTGGCCGTTCGTCCGTCACGACCGCTGAGCCGACAGCCGAGGTATCCTTCAAGTTCAACGTCGCGCGCCGGCCTCTGGTACTGCGGGTCGGATCGACAGCGGGCGGTCAGGAGATTGTCGAGGACATCGAGTTTCCGCCAGGAGATTACGTCCACACATTCACGCCGGGTGTCTCGCCCTACTATCTCGAGTTCCAGCTTCGTGAGGTAGGTCAGGCGACCCTAAGCGGTCTGGAGCGTGTCGCGCCTGGTCTTCTGTCGCTACCAACGCCATACGACGGCGCCACGCTGCGATCGATCCGGTCGGAGCAGAGCCTCAACGTGATGTGGCTGGCTGACGGACGGACAAAGCCTCGCGTGCTGGCGCGGTTCGGGACGGCTTCGTGGGGCCTGCGCCTGTTCCAGCCCAAGGACGGGCCGTTCGAAAGCAACGAGATTTCAGGCATCACCCTGACGCCAAGTGCGCGGACCGGAACGTCAGTCATTACGGCGTCGGGGCCTGTGTTCAAGGCGACGGATGCGGGCTCGCTGATCCGGCTGACGCAGAACGGGCAATATGAGACGGCCTCGGGTAATGCGCTCAACGTCACGAGCGACGCGATCCGGGTGTCTGGCACGGGCGCTGCGGTTCGGACGTTCTACTACACGATCAGCGGAACGTTTGTAGCGTCGGTGACGCTGCAGCGATCGGTAGGGGGCGAGACAAACTGGGCCGACGTGACCACGGTGACGAGCGCCACAAGCGCCTCGCTCAATGATGCGCTGGATGGCCAGGTCGTCTACTACCGCCTGAAGGTTACCGCCTGGACCAGTGGCACGGCGGCTATGGAGCTGACCTATTCGGGCGGCGTCACCGATGGCGTGGGCCGGATCTTCACGGTCGATGCCGACAACGCTGTGACCGTGGACGTGCTGGAGCCGTTCTCCACGACGGACGCAACCTCGATCTGGGCGCGCGGCTCGTGGTCGGATCGCTTCGGCTGGCCCAGCTTCCCGGCGCTGTTTGATGGGCGCCTCTCCTTCCTGCGTTCTGGCCGGCGCTGGCAGTCGGTGTCGGACGATTATGAGAGCTTCGACCTCGGATCGGAAGCCGATCGGGCGATCTCGGGGACTATTCCGGGGCAGATGAACCTGCCGCGCTGGGCCAAGGCGCGCGACAGGCTGATGATCGGCACGGGTGGCGGCGAGGGCTATATCTCCGCAGGCCGGGACGATGAGGTGATGACGCCTGACAATGCGCGAGCGAGGATCAGGACGGATCGCGGTTCGATCGACGCGGATGCAGCGCTGGTCGATGGCTCGCCCGCGTTCATTCACAGGTCGGGCCGCAAGGTCAACCTGATGGTGTGGGATGGGGCAGGGTACAGCCTGGTCAACCTCTCGCGCCTGCATCGGGATATCGCCGGAGTAGGCACAGGATCGCTTCTGGAGCTTGCCTATCAGCACGAGCCTGAGCCGCGCCTCTATGCGGTAAGATCGGACGGCCAGTGCGCCACCATGCTTCTGAGCGTGGCGGAGCAGGTCGGTGGCTGGTCGCGGATCGATCCGACAGGAGCGGACGCAAAGATCGAGAGCGTTTGCGTGGTTCCGGGTACGCCGGAAGATCACGTTTACCGCGTGGTGAGCCGCACGATTGGCGGGTCCACGGTAAGATACGTGGAAAAACAAGCGCGTGAGCGTTGGACAAGCAGTTCAGCGGCATGGCGGCTTGAGGCGGCGCTTGAGTATTCGGGCGCTTCGACCTCGACGTTGACCGGGCTCAGCCATCTGGAAGGCCAGAGCGTTTACGTCTGGGGGAATGGCCGGATCAGCGGGCCGCACACGGTTTCTGGCGGGTCGATCACGACGAGCTTTGCCGTGACCTATGCGATTGTCGGGCTGAAGTACCAGGGTTTTTACAAGGGTCCTCGGGCTCCCAACATCACGAAGTCGAAGAAGATCGAGCGGCTGGGCCTTGTGCTGCACAACACGGTCGGCGGCGGTGTGAGCTGGGGCCAGGACTTCACCGAGATGAGCACGCTGGATGATCGCAGCCGCGAGGATGCGACCTATGACAGCGTCCTGCCGGTCTACAGCGAGGACGTGGATTTCCCGCTGTCGGGCTCGTGGACAAACGATGCGCGCGTCTGTGTGCGTCTGGAGGGCGTTGGGCCGGCGACTGTTCTGGGCCTGGCGGTGACGACTGCGTCATGATGTTCGAGGACATCACCGCGGCTCACATCCGGGCATGGGGCGAGCGGTCCTTTGGTGACGAGCACCTGATCTGCGGCTTTGCTGGGTTCTCGAACTCGGGGCGAATGGCTTGCCTGTTCTGCGCCTATCCCATTGGCGATCGGTGGTGGGTGGGGTTCAGCCGGAACGAGCACTGCACGCGCTCTGTCCACAAGCAGATTGTGAAGGCGCTGGATGCGCTGGCCTCGGTTGCGTTCGACGGGGTTCAGCAGATCACGGAAGTCTGGGCGCAGTGTGATGAGAGCCAGCCCCGCGCGCGGGAATGGATGGAGCATCTGGGCTTCGTGCAGATGACCCGGACGGACTGGAAGCTGGACCTGCGTAATCGGGTGAGGAAGCACTGATGGCATTTCTTCTTCCTGCACTCGCCGCTGTCGGCACATTCATGGCGGCTCCTGCCGTTGTCGGCACGCTGGCGGTTGGATCTCTGGCCGTGGGCGCCTACGGCCTCTCCGAGAGCGCCAAGGCGGGCCGCAAGGCAGCGTCTGCATCTGATGCATCGGCACAGATCGAGGCGGCGCAGATCGAGGCGCGGGCCAAGTCTACGCTTGCCGAAGGCTCCTACAATGCCGACCGCATCGGCAAGAAGGCGCGGGAAATCCTGGCACAGCGCCGGGCGATGGCGGCGGCGGGCAACAATTCAACGACCGATCAATCCGAGATGGCGGTGCAGGCGGAGACGATCCGCGAGGCGTCGATCGATCAGCTTCTGATCATGGCGAGAGCGGAAGATGACGCCAACAAGGATAGATACCAAGCGGAAACCACTAGACGCACTGGAAAATCCCAAGCTAACATCATGCGCAACCAGACGCGGGCTGGGTCTATCAGCAGCGCGGCGTCACTGGCAAACTCGGCAAGTCAGGTTGATTGGGCGCAGTCGTTTGGCGGAACCACAACCATGAAGAAGCCTGTGGTCTAGGCGCAGGTGATCTTGATGCTGCGGTTTTCCGTGGACGTCCGGTTCGTGAGAATGCGCGTTCCGACATCTTCGCTGATAAGCAGGTAGTTTCCTCCGCAAATCTTGCGCGCGTCATCATAGCATTCGGCAATCGAGGTTGCCTCTCCACCACAATAAACGATGTGACCTGCCGCGCCGTCTGGGGTGAGAAACGCTTCTGACACAACGTCAGGCTCAGTCACGCATCCACCCAGCGCCAGAGCCAACATCACTGCTTTGATCTTCATGTCCTGCCCTCTGTCGATGGGCGGACCATAACCGTTCGAGCGCCCATTGCCCACCGTACCGAATCGTTACGAGTCGCAGGTTGCCCCGCAGGCAAACCGGCGCATCATCGAACAGCCGACGCTCGCGCCCGACAACTCGATGGGCGATGCACTCACGAAGGTGGGGCAGGTCGGACTAGAAGTCGCTGGCCGCATCCAGAAGGCCCAGACCGACCAGGAACTCGTCAAGGCGGAGATCGACGCCCGCACGCGTCTGGACCGCCTCAAGCGCGATCTGGAGGCCGATGCCGAGACGCCCGAGGTGGCGCTGCCGGATCGCTGGCGTCAGGAATCCGAGGCGATCCTCAAGGACGTATCCGGCAAGATCGGCTCCGAACGTGCTCGCACGCTGTGGATGGACCGCGCGAAAGGCTGGCAGGGCGAGGGCGAGAACTGGTCGGTTGACCTCTCGCGCAAGCGGTCTGTGGAAAAGGTTCGCGGCGGTCACATCACGAGCATCGCGGAACTGAACGCGACTGCCGGTGACGCGTCTATCTCGCCGGAAACACGCGCCGCCCAACAGGTTGCTGTGCTGGCCGGCATCAAGTCGAGCGCAGAGCTTGGGCTGGTCGGGCCGGATGATGTCGCGCGCTACGAGGCTGAAATTGCTGCCTCGGGCGTCAAGGATCGGTCGGTGCGCTGGACAGCCGAGGTCGAGGCGCTGGCTGAGCAGGGTATGTTTGACACTGCCGAGAAGCTGGCGGCTGAGGGCGGCAAGGCGGGCATTCCGAAGGCGTATGTCGATGACGCCAAGTCATCGATCAACAGAGCGAAAAGCCGGATCGAGAAGGAACGCAACGAGCGCTGGAACGTCAACGACGCCAACTTCCAGGTGGACGTCATGGCCGGCAAGAATGGCTATCGTCATGTGGACGAGGCTATCGCGCGCGGCGACATTGACCCAGCGCGGCGTGACACGCTCTACCGCGCCGTCAGGACCGAGGAAGATCGCCGGAGGGCTGAGGCTGAGGCATCGAAGCTTTCGGCTGCTGAGCGAGCGGCAGCGGAAAACCGCAGCAAGGATGTCAGGTTCATTTTCAACTCAATGGCGGAGATGGACGGCGCGCGGTTCATGGGCGGCAAAGAGACGTGGAGCGACCAGCACCGCGCCTATTATGATCTGATGACCCAGGCCGATCAGCGCGCAGTGGACGAGCAAGTCCTGAAAATGCGCCTTGAAGGACCCAAGGTCGGGCCGACAAACGCCATCGAACGGGCGCTTCTGGATGAGGCCAAGCGTGTTGTTCCGGAGTGGCGGATTGGATCTGAAGCTGATCCGAAGAACCTGCCAACAGACTCGATTCCCTTCAGCGGTGTGTTGCGGAAGGTTGCCGAAGAGCTTTCGCCCACCATGGGCGGCAAAGAGATGACCGTGGATCAAGCGCGCGATGCCGTTGCGCGGGCGCTGCGTAGCTACCAGCCCGACAAGTGGATGGGCCTGCCGACCAACGACCGTGACGCGTGGATGGATCGCGCCGGCGCCGCTGCTCCCTATGACGAGAACGCCAACATTCGCAACGAGATCAGAGCCGAGTTCGTCCGCATGAAGCGCCGTGAACCCACCAAGGCGGAACTCGATGCGGAATTTGCGCGCGTGGTGGGTGACTGATGCCAGTTATCCCATTCTCATCTGCCTCGCGTGCTGCGGGGGCCGCGGACGACATCACTGAGCAGGTCGAGGCTGAAGAAGCCAGGCGCTATCGCGAAGCCGCCGCCGCCAAGCTCAAGGATCTGATGAACACGCCGGTCAAACGGTTCGACCCCAACGGCGGGACGTCACCGATCAACATTCCCGAGCCCGTGACGGGCGGCTGGCGGGTCAGGACAAATGGCGACCCGCAGCCAAATGCGGACGCCCTGCCGGGTGGTGTGTTCAATCGATTGGTTGAGCCAGACCTGGACGACCCCGTCCGTGACGAAACGGGCTTCGGTCAGGTTGGCGAATGGACTGAGGATCTGGCGCGCCCTGCTGCCCCCGAGGGCGATAGCGGCAGCGCAGGCATGGGCTCTGGCGGGCCCGGCGGTGAAGGCGGTCTCTCGGATCAGACGATATCCGATATCCGCGACCGGCTGCGTATTCGGAAGGAAGGCGACAGCACGCGCGAGCTACGCGCTCGGATGCTCAATGCGCCGAACGCGGATCAGGCGGCGATCGATGCTGACCTTGCCGAACGGCAGGGTGTGAATCGTCTTGAGGTCGAGCGCAACCGCGACACGTTCGTTGCGGTGGACCGTGCGCAGGCGATCGATGAACTGCGGAAGACCGCCCCGAAGCTCCGCGCATGGCTGGACTACAACCCCGCCAACCTGGAAGTCGCCCACGACGATGTCGAGAGCCTCGGCTGGTGGGAGCAAACGCAGGCATTCTTCAGCCCCGGCAATCTGTCGCTGGAGAAGACCGGGCAGGCGCTGCAATCCGGCTTCGTGGACAAGATCCCCGAGCAGCTTTACGGCCTCGACCAGATGCTTGGCGATGCCAATGCGTCGATCTACAAGGCGCTCCCCGACTGGTTCCCCGGCAAGTTCGGGCTGGTGAACGAGCAGGTCCAGCGCTCGCTCATGGCCGACATGAAGCGGCAGGAGATGGCCGCGCAGGGCAAGGCGAACGCGCCTGTAGGCGAGACGTGGCTTGAGCGCGGTATCTATGGCGCGGCGCAGTCGGCCCCATCCACGCTTGTCTCGCTCGCCATCACGGCGGTCACGAAAAGCCCCGTGGTGGGCTCTGGATCGATGGGAGCGACGACTGCGGGCGGCGCCTATGGTGAGGCGCGGGACGAGGGCAAGTCGCTGGGCGATGCCTTCCGCTACGCCCTGACGCAAGGCGGCATCGAGACTGCGACCGAGTTCATCCCGCTGAAGTTCCTCGTGGACGATCTGGCAAAGGATAGCTCGTTCGCAAAGACGTTCTTCCGTCAGGCTGCGGCTGAAGGCATCACCGAACAGGCGGCGACGTTCCTTCAGGACGCCTCGACGTTTATCGAACTGAACCCCGACAAGACGCTGGGCGAGTTCCTGGCTGAGCGTCCGAACGCCGCCCTTGAGACGCTGGTTGCGTCCACCATCATGTCAGGCGTCACGACCACGGTCGCGCAGGGGATGCAGGCTGCGGGCGACCAGATCGACAGGAACGCGAGACAGAAGCGTGCTGAAGCTCGCGCCAACTACCTGACGGACATGAAGAACAACGCCAACTCGTCCAAGCTGCTGAAGCGCGGGACGGTCGGCGCGGACAAGTATCGCGAGGTCGCTGCGCAGGCGTTGGCTGGCGGGCCGCGTGAGAACCTGTTGATTGACCCCGAGGCCATCCGCTCGCTGGCGCAGGAAAAGGGCGTCACGGTTGAGCAACTTGCAACGGCATGGCGCATTGAAGCTGAGACAATCACAACCGCGATGGACACTGGCGATTTCGTCGCTGTGCCGACAGGCAACTATGCTGCCGCGCTGGTGACAGCCAAGAAGGACATTGGTGTTTCTGGTGATGTGATCGACCAGGCGCTCAGCGCGGACATGAAGTTCTCGCTGGACGATAGCACGGCACGCGAGAGTGAAGCCGCAAAGGCGGCATTTGAAGAGGCCATGCAGGCGCGGGCCGAAGTTGGTGAGCGCGAGCAGGCTTTTGCGGATGCCGAGGATCGGCTGCGCAATACGATCCGCCAGCAGATTGCCGACCTTGGCGTCTACAATGCCGAGACATCGGAGACGTATGCCGAGGAGCGTGCAGCGAAGGTCGTGACACTGGCGCAGCGCATGTCGGCGGCGTCAGGTCAGGAAGTCGATCCCGAGCAGCTTTACAAGGACGAGTTCGCGCCAATCGTTCTGGGTGGAACGTGGACAGAGGATAGCGGCGCCATCGCCCAAAGCATGGTGCGCACGGCCAACCCGCCCGGAGATGTGGAACTTGAGTTTGCTTCCAAGGAGCTTTCCCCGCAGGAGTTCGAAGCGTGGAAGGGCGCGCGTGACGGTCTCAGCAATGAGGCGATTGCGGAGCGGATGAACGCGGTCGAGCCCGATGCGGTTGTCTCTGCCGACGATGTGAAGCGCTGGCTGTTCCGTTCCCGCGAGCGTGGGTATGATTCGCAGAAGCCGCATTTCAACGACAGGGGCATGTCGCCGGTCACGCAGCGGCTGATCGAGCTTCGTGCGCGGGGCGTGAAGAACCCCCAGATTGCGGCGGCGCTGTATCCTGATGTGGATACCGAAACGGCGCTGAACCGCGTCAAGGCGCTCGCCAGCAAGAACAAGGCGAAGATCGAGGAGCGGAAGGCTGCGCTGGCGTCCCCTGGCAACCGTGGCGAGTTCCAGGCGCAGACGGCGACGATCAAGCGCAAGACAACCCTATTCGAGAGCCAGCGTCTCGATACGCTCTTGCACGAAGGGGCGCACGAATATCTCGACATCGTCTGGCGCATGTCCCGGCGTGAGGATGCCAATCCGTATATCATCGGTCATTGGGCGGCGATCCTGAACTGGCATGGGCTCCATCCCGAATGGAGCAATATGTACGACCCCGAGACGGGCTTCATCACTGCCGAGGGGCGCAAGCTTCACGAGACATTTGCCGAAGCTTACGGCGTTTACTTCATGACGGGTCAGGCGCCCACAACTGCGCTGCGGTCTGTATTCGAGACAATCAAACAGTGGATGCTGAGCGTCTACAAAGCCATGAAGCTCGGTATGTCTGCGGCCATCCGCGATGTCGGCCCGGAGACGCGGGCGAAGATCGACGCCGCAGAGAGGGCGGCGGGGAAGCGGCTGAAGACGCAAGAGATCATCGACCTGATCGTGCCTGCCGAAATCCGTCAGGTCTTTGACCGCTCGCTGGCGAGCGATGAGGCGATCAATGCTGTTCACGCTGGCTTCGTTGCCGATGGCGAGACGATGGCGAAATCCATCATCGCGAAGCTGGACCCGAAGGGCCTGTGGAAGCCGGAACGCAAAGAGAAGTTTATGGTTCGAATGCGCGAGCGGTACGCCGCAGCGCGCGATCTGGCGAAAGCCCGACATTCCGCCCTGCTCATTGAGCAACATACGCGCCGCCTGACGAATGTTTATCAGGAAGAAGAACGCGAGGTCCGTCGCGAAGTCCAGTCCGAGATCGACGAGCGGCCTGAACAGCGGGCGTTCTACTGGCTCTCGACGGGACAGTATCGCGACACGCGAGAGGCGCAGGCAGAGGAGGCTGCTGCACAAGCCGAGGCCATGCTCAGCCTTGCGCAGGCTGACGGCTACCTCGGGGCGGACCTCAAGGAAGCGGCGGAATGGATTGCGGCTCGCGCGAAGGGGCTGGACATGTCCGATGCAGCCCGGAACGCCCGCGCCAAGGAGATGGGGTTCACGGCCAAAGGCTTCCACGAAACGACCGAGGATTCCGCTGTCGGTATCATAAGCGGCTTCGAACTGAACCGTCGCCGCGCCGCGACTGGCGACCATATCATGCCGGTTGGCGTGTTCACGAAGCCCACGGCAGGCAAGATCGGCATTGGCAAGGTTCAGGTGCCGCTCCTGATGCGCCTTGGCAACAACCGAACCTTTACGGATCGGGCAGAGCTGGAGGCGCATCTGCGGCAGGACGCAGCCTATGCGTCGATTGTCGATGAGATGAATGCGGCAGATGCCCGTTACAAGGAAAACTTCAATGCTCGGGATGCGGAGTGGCGCAACACGGAACGCCGAAGCCCCGAATGGCGTCAGAGAAGCGACGAACTCAACGCCATCCTGAGCACATGGGAAGCCGAGATCAACCGCCTTGGCGAACAGGCTCGCAGCCGCGCAACTGACGTTCTCCAGGCTGAAGGGCTCAACTCGATCACGGTCACGAAGGACGAGGGCTCTTTCTCCCGCGCCATCAAGACGACCGTGGTGTTCAACCCGAACGATCTACGCTCACCTAACGCGGCCTTTGATCCGGACAAATCGGACAGCGCGCGTCTTCTCGCTCAGGGCGACGGTGACTGGATGGGCGCCTTCCTCGACAATTACGTGGAGAACCCGTCAGACCGATCGATTCAGCGCATGGTGCGGAAGATGTTTTCGCAAGGCACGCCGCCGGCAGTGAGGCTCCTGCGCTATGATGGGAAGACCATTGCCTTCGACGGCTTCAACTACACGCACGACGATGCAATCCAGCTTCTCGGAGCGCCGGAGAACGCAGAGCGCGCCTTGATCGAAAGCGGGGATACCCTGGAGACTGTGCGTTGGTACGATGCGGGCGGATCGACGCTCGCGCAGACCGTCCAGCCCACGCGCCAACTCGACGCATCAGCCGCAACATACTGGGACGAGCCCATGGTGTTGGGTGCGGATGACCGCATCTTTCGGCCCGGCCAGCCTGACGCACTGGGCTTCATCACCTCTGCCGAACGCGCTCTCGCGAACCCGCCAAAGCGATTCAAGAACGCGAAAGCCCTATCCGCTGACCAGTGGCGGAAACTCATGCGAGACGGCGGCGCATCGAAGGAGGCGTTTACTTACCAGATCGAGCCAGCGTTGCGCGCACTCGAGCAGGAAGGTGTCACCGGCGACATTCCAAAGTCGATGTTTGAGGAAGCTCTAGCGCGCAACCGCACGACATTCACCTCGATCGAGGAAACGCTCGCGACAAAGCCGAAGGGCGGTCTTGAGCCTATCAATGCTTCCGACGCGGCGAACTATAGTCAATACGTGGCGCCGGGCAGCTGGACGAACTACACGCAGCAACAATTCATCATGCCGGGATTAGACTACCGGAGCCACAACTGGGATGCGTCTGGAGTTGTCGGACATATCCGCACGACCGAGCGCAAAGTCGGCGGCGAAACTGTCCTGCACGTTGAAGAACTGCAAAGCGACCTTCATCAGGAGGGTGCGCGTTTCGGATACAAGGGCGAGCGCGTTGACGCAAAGACCCTGCTGGAGCGTGCTGGCGAGGATAAGCAGCGCGCTATGCTGCGCTGGATTGCTTGGCAGAAGGACAACCCCGGCAAGTTTGAGTTCAAGGCTGGCGAGCGCAATCCCGATGGGAGCGTCAAGCGTCAGGGCGGCTTTTGGACGGACGACGCTGTCGGTGCAGAGCTCATGCGAGAGGCTGAGGCCGCGGTTCAGCGGGAATACGACGCACTAAATGCTGCACAACAGGAGCGCGACACTCCGCAGCCGCCGCGCGCGCCAGTCGAGAACTGGGAGGAACCTTTCGTCCGGCATATTCTGCAGCGAGCAGCGAAAGATGGGTACAAGACCGTCACGTTCCCGACCCATGATTCACTCCATGAAGTGCTGCGCAACGAGGGAACTGACAAGTTTTACGACGAGCGCCTACCCAACACGCTAAGCCGCGTAGCCAAGTCACTTGGCGTAACCGTCGGCAAAGAAACGCTGGATTTAGGTCTGAGGGTTAAGCGCGAAAAAGACACTGACGGCTCGACCATCTACAGCCTAGTAAACAAGGAAGGCCTGTTCGTCGAATGGGTGGACGGAGCAGATCACGGCAAGGCGGTAATCGCAGAGCGCAGCAGCGTGCCTGCGATTCAACTGACGCCGCAGGCGATTACCAAGCTTGCTGAAGGCGTTGCGCTATATCAGACGGGCGACGGCGCTGGGCGCACGACGCCGCCCCCAAACCTCCCCCCCATGCGCCTCAACCTCCAAGCCGTGCGCGACCAGTACGGCGAACAGGCGCTTGCAGAAATCCCGCCCGAGGTTGCAGCCTTCAGCGCGACCGCGAACGATGTCGATATGTACCTTGCGACTGCCCGCGACATCCGCAAGACGCTGAACGAGACGCCGCCAAAGTCGCTGTGGAAGTACCTCTCGACGCCGCGCAACATCGGACAGGGCGAGGGCCGTATCAGCTACAGGGGCATCCGCGACACGGACGGCGAGATACTGAAGATCATTGGCGAGAAAAAGGCCGCGCGTGGGCTGATCGCAGACCCGACGAAAGACAGCAAGCGTTCGCGCTCCTATGACATGCAGCAGGCCATCGAAGCCGCATGGGAGGCTGGCTATTTCGACGGGGAAGAGCTGCCGACGCCGGCGCAATTCCTCGACACGCTGCGCGCCGACATTGATGGGCAGGCCCCGCGCTACCGCCGCGACGACATCCCGACTGTCAGCGTGATCGCCAACGCTGAACGCTGGGAAGCCTGGTTCGACCAGAACGACATCAACATCCACGAGAAGGACGTGAGCGTCCTACGCGCCAAGCTGGCCGTGATGCTGACCGGCCAGGGCGAGAACGCCATCGGCCCGGATGAAGCCGCCCCGTTCTTCAAGATGCCCAACGGCAGGGCGTTGCTCGACGGCCTGAAGCAAGGCCCGCTGCGTGACAAGCTCATCCGCGAAGAAACCCGCAAGCGCATGATCGAGCGCAATGGCGACGTGTTCCGTGACGGCACGATCATGGCGAAGGCCGAGGAATACGCCCGCAATGAGCTTCAGCATCGCCAGTGGGAAATCGAGCTGGAAGCCCTTGCCGAAGCCGGCGGGCAGCGCATTGCGACAAACGCATTGAAGCAGCAGGCCATCGAGAACCTCCGCTCCAAGCAGGTCCGCGAGGTGCTGAACTACAACCAGTACCTCACGCTGGAACGTCGCTGGTCGGAAAAGGCGATCAAGGAGAAAGACCCGGCCAAGGCTGCGGAGTATGCGAAGTATCGGCTGCTGAACTCGCTTCAATACACTGAGGCGAAGAAGATGGCCGAGCAGATCGAGAAAGCGGTCAAGCACGCCAAATCTTTCGATAGCAAGGACAAGCGCATCAAGCTGCTCAAGGCGGGCAAGGACTACATCCAGCAGATCGATCAGATCCTTGAGGGCTACGAGTTCAAGTCGGTCACGCGGAAGAAGGAGCGCCAGAGCCTCGCCGCGTGGTTCGCGTCCAAGCAGGCTGCGATCGATCCGCTGCGTGACCTGTCGGGCCTGTCCGAAGAAGAGCTTATGGCGGCGCAGCAGGAAGAGATTGATCGCTCCGAAGCTCCGGCCGTTATGCAGGCGGACGCCGCTGTCAGGAACTACAAGAGCCTGACCGTCGAAGAACTGATGGCGGTTCGCGACCAGCTTGACATGATCGAGAAGATGGCTCGCCGCGAGGGCGCGCTGATGGTCGAGGGCGAGCGTCGGCTTCTCAGCCTGGCGCTTGACGACATCGAGGCGCAGGCGATTGCAGCCAAGCCAGAAGAATTACCCCCGGAATCATACGCCTCCTATGCGCCGAAGGAGAAGAACAAGCGGGGCTTCAAGGAGTTCTTTGTCGAACTGCGGACCATGCAATCGATCGTCCGCTTCATCGACGGCATCGACAACGGCCCGCTGGCAAAGAACACGATCCAGAAGCTGAACAGGGCTGGAGCGGAAGGCGTGGCTCGCCTGCGGCTGGAGGAGGAGCGTGTCGTCGCGCTGTTCCGGGCAGCTTACGGCATCAACGTCGAGGCGCTGCGCAAGGATCAGATCAACATCCCCGGCATTCCGGTTCCGCTGGCGAAGATGGAGCGCCTGACGGTGGCCTTGTACTGGGGCACAGAGATCAGCCGGCGCCGCATCATGGATGGCTATGGCTGGGACCAGGCGACCGTCCAGCGCGTCCTCGATACCCTTGACCAGACCGACTGGAAGTTTCTCACCTCGGTGTGGGACTATGTGAACTCTCTGTACCCCGAGGCGACGAAGGCTCACGAAGAGGTTCACGGCGTCCCGCTCAGCAAACAGCCGGGCCTGCCGATCGTCACAAAGTACGGAGTCATCCAAGGGGATTATTTCCCCATTCGTTACAACCCGCACCAGTCGTCGCGGGCGGATCAGCAGGCCATCACGGACACGGCCAAACAGATCACGGGCAGGGCGGGTACGCGCAAGGCGACAGGCTCTACAAAGGAGCGCGTCAAGGGCAAGGTGACGATGCCCGTGCTGCTGGATTTCTCCATCACGCTCGGGGCGCATGTGAACGAAGTCGTGGGCAATATCGCCACGCAGAAGGCCATCCTTGATGCCGGGCGCATCATCGCCCATCCCCGCACGCAGAAGGTCATTGTCTCGCGGCACGGCTGGGTCACGTACAAGGCGCTGATGAGCGCGATGCGTGACACCCGCAACGGGCTTGCTGGCCCTCGGGGGCCGACAGAGCGCATCATGGTCCGCGTGAGAAACGGCGCAACGAACGTCGCGCTGGGTCTTAACATCGGCACAGTCATCAAGCAGATGCTTGGCTACACGACATCGATCGTGCGGCTTGGCGACCAGCGCACGGGGCCGATTGCCGGGGCTGGCTGGCTGCTTCGCGGCATGGTTCGCATGGGCTTCAGTGCAAGCGGGATGCAGAACGGGACGGCGTTCATTCTTGAACGCTCGCCCTACATGCGCGTGCGTATGCAGGTGATGAACCAGGCGATTGCCGACCAGCAGCGCCGGATCAATGACGGGAACATCAAGGCAGACGCCAAGCGCGCAATCGATGTGGCGTCCATGTTCATGATGCAGCGCGTTCAGTGGCTCGCCGTCGATGGGCCTACGTGGCTTGGCGCATACGAGAAATTCACGGCCAGCGGCATGTCGGAGAAGGATGCCGCGGCTGGCGCAGATCAGATCGTCATCGACGCACAAGGCAGCGGTGAGATATTCCAGGTCTCCGCGTTCCAGCGCGGCGGGCCGATGCAGCGGATATTCACGAACTACATCACGGCAGCCATTGCGAACTGGAACCTTGCGGTCAACACCACGCGCCAGACCAACTTCCGCAATCCGGGACAAGCTGCAATCTGGGCAATGAACATGGGCGTGCTCATGGTTGTGCCCGTGATCGGCAGCATGGCGGTTGCGGCGATGATGTCGCCGGGCGGTGGCGATGAAGATGAGCCGCTTGAAGAACAGTACATCCGCGAGCAGGTCGCTTTCCTGATCGGGCCGCTCGGTCTCTTCGGGCAGTTGGGCAGCGCTGTCGCCGGGTTTGGCTATAATGGCCCGCAAGGAACGCGCGCCTTTGAGGAGGCAAGCAAGGTCATCACGGAAACATTCACAGGCGCAGAGCGCGTGCGTGAGGGGACTGCGACGACGAAAGATGCGATCGATATCCTGCGCCCGGCCAACATGGCGGCGGGCGTCTGGTTTGGCTATCCAGCCGCCGCTCTGGACAGGTTCGTCCGCGGCGCTGAAGCTCTGATCAGCGGAAGGACTGAGGACCCGAAAGCCCTTCTCTCAGGGCCTCCGAGAGAGTAGAATCGGAGCATGGCAAAGTGCAGCGCAAACGACTGTGAGCGCGAGGTTCTGGCAAAGGATCTTTGCGGCAAGCATTACTCGCGCAAACGACTTACTGGTTCGCTTGATGCAAAGGCGCAGTGTGAGGCTGGCGCAGGTGTAAAGTTTCTTGAAGCTCTCCGTGGATTTAAGGGGGAGGCTTGCGTTCGTTGGCCCTACGGAATTGGAGGCCCGGATACGGCGCCGTGACGTGGCGAGGCAAGCGAATGGGCGCGCACAGAGCAATGTGCGAAATGGAGCACGGGCCTCCGTCGTTCCCGAAAGCGGATGCCGCGCATCGATGTGGCAACAGGTGGTGCGTAAATCCTAACCATCTGCGCTTCGCGACGAGAAGGCAGAACGTAGAAGACGCGCGCGAGCACGGAACACTTATCACGGGCGAAACACACCCCGGCACAAGGCTAACACCTGACGACGTCCGAAAAATCTACATCGACAAGCGTTCTGATAGCGAAATAGCCCTAGAATACGGCTGTAGCTCGTCCGCCGTCTTTTACATTCAAAGCGGACGAACATGGCGCTCAGTGACCGGCGCTAAGTAGTCAACCACGCCACTACTGACACCTCCTCAAAGCCCTGCTGGAAACAGCGGGGCGAGATCGTTTTTGACCGGAGCAACACCCAGTGCCCTATGACGTGATGGCGACCCACAATCCTCGCGTGGTCTTTATTGGATCTGGTACGCGCGGGCCTTTTACTTTGAATGATAGCTCGGGAAATCCGATCCGCATTCGCAGCACTGCGCACTTGGTCGTTCGCCGCTACGCCTCGGTAACTGACGAGACTGGTACTGCTCTTGCGGTAAACACGGACTTCACCGCGAACCTGACGGACGTGGATGCCGTGACCATCACGCTGACCTCGGCGCAGGCTGTTCTCGCATCGACGGAGCGCCTGGTTGTCACGCGACTTCAGTCTCTGGCCGATGTGATCTCGCTGTCATCGGGTGGCAACTTCTCGGCAGAGGCCCTGTCGGCTGCGATGTCGGTTCTGACCGAGGAGCTTCAGGAAGCGCGGCGAGATATCGACCGATCGCTCAAGGTGGATTGGCGCGAAACCGCAGAACAATCTCTTCCAATCGCCCCTACAAGTGTGACGAAGCTGCTTGGCCGAGCGACAGACGGTTCGGTTGTGCATCTTGAGATTGCCGACATAGACGCCATCGAGGTGGGGCTCGGGTCGGGCTGGGCGCCGGTCCTCGCCGCTGAGCTTGGGTCAACGTGGCCGACACTTCTGGGCAACGCCTACACAGGCCCTACGCGCGCCTCATGGTATGAGACCGACGTTGTTACCGGAGCCGCTGCGGTCAATGCCGCCCTTGCGACGGGCGCGAAGCACGTCATCGTGGACGTCACCTGCACCGGAACAACGCCGATCGTCATCAGCGGCGATTACGTGACGCTGGAAGGCGAAGTCAGGGGCGACCAAAGGCAGCGCACCATTACCTATTCCGGCACTGGTGATGCGATCAGCGTTACGTCAGCCTTTCACGTCAACATCCGCAATCTGAATATCGAGCATACCGGAACGGCAGGGAAGTGCATCGACCTTGAGGACGGCGAGTTTCACGACATCTCGTTCTGCCGTCTAGCGGGAACCAATGTCGCCGCAACCGACCCGCTTCTCTACACGCGCGGCTCGTATGCCAGCATCAAGGACAATGAGTTCTACGTTGCCCGCGCCGGGGCTGCGTATTGCGTGGAGGTGGATCGGACATCCGCAGACATCAACATCGAGACCGTCATCGAGGACAACGTGTTTGGCGGGACGGGGCAGGGCATTTTTGTTCACGCCAGCGGAGGCGCGGCGCGTCCTGAAGGCATCCGCATCGAAGGCAACTCGTCTATCCTGACGGGGGACGCGTTCCTCGATGTTCGCGAAACGCTCGAGCTGCGCGTAATCAACAACACGATCGATCAGTGCCAGGCCTATGGCATTGTGCTGTCGCCGGGTACGCAGAACATCGACGGCGTCCTGATCTCGAACAACTGGATTTCTCCGTATCGCGCCGACGCGACGAACGGCGTTGGCATCTACCTGAACGAGACGGCGCCCGGCAATTGCGTCAACATCGACATCAGCAACAATGACATCCAGAACGCGGCCTTTGGTGTCGCCGCGAAGGATAACACGGCATCGCTGATCATAAGCGACAACCGCTTTTCCAACATTTCCAACTGCTCTGTCGATGTCGAGAACGCCGGCTCCACGACAATCAGCGGCAATACGGTTCTGTTCGCTGGCACGACAAACTTCATCCTGCTCGATGGGGCCAGCGGCGGGCCTTTCATCGTCACTGATAACCAGTGGGATGGAACGAAGCCGTTCACGCTGACCATGACGGACAAGCGCAAGTTCCGCTTTGCCCGCAACATGGGCGTCCGCATCGGACAGAACGAACTGCACATCCTCGACTTCTATACGAGCTACGGCGCCGGCGCGGACAGCGCGGCCTTCTGGGCGATGATTGCAGAAGCGGGCGAGGGTACGCGGTGCATCATCGATCCGGGCGGTCCTTACCTGATTGGCGCTGGAACGCTTGAGCCGAAATCTGGCCTGGACTACGGCGGCTATACCATCTTCGCGGACGGAGCCACGATCACGCCACTTGCCGCGTGTGCAGTGTGGTTTGACATCACCGGCTCGGAGATCATCTGGGATGGCGGCTTCATCAAGGACGAGTCGGGGCTTGCGGGCATCGCGTTCCGGTTTACGAAAGAGGAATACAACAACTATCGTCAGATCGTCCGCAACGTTCAGGGTTCCGGACAGGTCGGTGGATCTCAGATCTTTCTCCAGGTGAACGGCGCTGACTCGGGGCGTCTTCAGAGCGCGCTCATTCTCAACTATTGGAAACTGCTGCACATCCGCGATGGCGGTGTTGGCTTTCATGGCGAGGATATTGTCAGCCGTGGGGGCAAGTTCGGTGTCCACATTGACACAGCAAGCACGATCACAGTTACCGCCAGTGTCGGGGACGGCTTTACCATTGCATCTAACGTTCTGACGCGACAGGCTGGCGGCGCTCAGAGCTTCATCTCTGACGGCATTCTCGTAGACGCGGTGGTAACGCTCGGCGCATTCACGACGAACAACGGGCGCGTCTGTCGGGTCACGGCCCGCACTGCAACAACGCTGACCCTGTCGCCGATCGACGGCGGCGGGAACCTGACAGACATCGGAACGCCGGACACCAACGCCACAGTCACAACTGACGCCTCGCCCCATAGTGAAGGGGCTGTGTTCTCGCGGCTGGAAATCCTGCCGACAGTGGCCGATTGCATCGCCTTCCTTGTTGATGACGCGCTGCAACTCTCAGTGACCGATTCAATTCTCGACGGTCAGTACGGGACAAACGGCATCGGCCTCAAGTTTGCCGGCGCAGGTGGCGGCAAGTCGGTCTATGCCGCAAACGTTCTGAATACCTGGCTGGCGGGCGCACCGTCCTCGTGGGCAGCGCTTGTAAGCGGTGGCTCGAACGAGCGCCTGTCGTTCTGCAACGTGACGCTTGCTGGCGACAACACCACCAACGCCACTGGCGGCATTTCGATGACGGCAGTCGCCAGCTTCGTCTTCGATAACGTTCGTACGTTCGCCCTGACAGGAGTGTCTGCGGCCTTCAACAACGCGAATGGGACCGTGAAGGATAGCGACTTCACCATTGGGTCGGACCCAACCGAGGTAACAGGCGCGATCTATTGGGACACGGACGGCCCCGTGCCGGCCACGCGCTCGCTCCTATCGAGCTATGTGCGTCAAGCGCGGGCGCTGGCGGCTACCTATACGCAGGCGACGGGCTCTGCTGTTGCGTCCGGATCGGGGTCTCTCACTGACGTGTCAGCCGCCGTCTGGATCAAGCGCATCGGGAAGCTGATCGAGACGCATATTGAATTTACCAACACGAACAACGGGACAGGCGCTGGCTCGATTTTGATTCCGCTGCCAATTGCACCGAAGGCTGCGACCACCCAGATTATGCCGGGTCGCACAAGCGGTCTTGTCGCTGTTACGGCGGGGATGACGGGAACATCGCAAGTGCAGGTTGTTACGGCGACAGGCACATATCCCACCGGAACCGGTGTTAGCTTCATCGTCGACGGACACTACGAAGCGGCCTAATCTTCTCTGCAGCAACGGATGTCGTCATGTTCCGGCCGGAAGAAACGCATGAGTTCTGGCGGCGCCAGTCGGTCGATCACATGATCGGCACGCTGGTCGCCATGCAGCGCGAGAGCAGCGACATGCTGCGTGAGCGCCTTGATGCTGAAATCTTCAGTGCCCGCCGCGGTGTTGCGTCAGTCTTGATCCGTGGACGAGGCGTCGAGGTTGGTGCTGGATCTCGCCCCTGGCCGTTACCCGCCTCAGCCTCCTGCCTGTATGGTGACGTGCGTGACGCGGCAGGGCTTGAGGCATATTTCGGAAACTGTGTCGGACCTTGCGAGTTCGTGGACGCGCAGACGTTCGACGTGGTGGCGCCGGCTTCGCTCGACTTCATCGTTCACGCGCACGTCATCGAGCATCTGTTCGACCCCTTCGGTTCCATCCGTGAGGCGCTGGCGCGTCTAAAGCCTGGCGGCATCCTGCTGATGGCCGTTCCAGACATGCGGCACACCTTCGACAAGTGGCGGGCGCCGACCATGTTCGACCACCTTCTGGCAGACATGAAAGACGGCGGCGCTGGCACTAAACTTGCCGCCTATCTTGAGCACATCCGAGACGTTCATCCCCACCTGGCTGAACCGATTCCTGATGATCAGCACGAGGCGGAGGCGCGGCGTATCATGGCCGCTGGCTTTGACGTTCACGTCCACGCGTGGACTATGGAGACGCTGCAAGAGCACATCGCGCGCCTTGCGCCTGAGTTCGGCTTTACGGTCGAAGCTTGCCTGTTCGTGGTGAACGAAACAATCGTTGCGCTTCGCAAGCGCTGATACCCGGAGACATTGTCATGTCGGAAGCCGCCGCCCATCACAGGGCGCTGTTCGTTGCGTTTACTGAAATGGGAGTGCGGGTCGATATCCGCCGAACGACAGAAAACTCCGCTGAAGTTCTGGAGCATTCGCGGCGCAAACCATCGCTTACGCCTGTCATGCACGGTAGCGGCGTCACCAATGCGGACGCAGACGCGCTGCTGTCGCGCATTGCCGAACTCAGCAGAGAGAACGAACAGCTTCGCGCCGCAGCCGAAGCCCCGCTTCTTCCCGCCCCTGATGCGCTCATGTCGGATTGGGGAGAGGTGGGGCCGTATCCTGGTATCCCTGACGACTTCGGCCAGCTCATGACGGGCGATGAAACGCTGGAGCAGGCCGTCGAGCGCATGACGCTGGGCGTCGATGAGCTTCTGGACATGGCAACCGTGCTTTCCGATCAGTCGCTTGAACTGGCGCTCTGCACAGTCCCGCCTGAGCGGGTGAACGAATGGACCGAGAAGCTCATCACCGAGAAGGCGCGTCTGCGGAGGCTGCGCGGCACGGTCGATGAGAACTTCGGGCGCGAGAACCTCGTCAGCCGTGTGCAGGGCATGTTTGCGCAGGTGGGAGCAAAGCGATGATTTCGAAAGGGGCTGGGCAAAATGGAACTTCTGCTGAAGGAGCAGCTTGAGCTGCAAAAACGCTCGTCTGAGCGATCCGATTGGGAAAAAATCGCAGCGTTGCAAGAGGCCGTTTCAGTCCTGAAGTCACGCTTTGAAGGCGCGCTGGACAGCATTCGCGAAAAGCTTGGCGATGCTGTGAGTGATGAAGACATCAAGGAGATTCGACGCGAGTGGGAGACGGCTATGCGTGATGCACTATCAGGTGTTCGTGAGCACTTCGCCACGGCCAATGAGAACCAGTCCAATGCGCTTCTGGCGCAAGTGGAATTGATGCTCGCACGCGATCGGGAGATGGCGGCGAACGAAGCAAAGAAGACGCGCCAACAGGTGCTGTTTCTGATCCTTGGAGCGGTGCTTTCCATTTTCGGGGCGCTGTTTGTCTTCTGGGAAACCACCGCGCGCATGTAGCGCGAACGAGAGGGCTGGGCATATGAAAATCCTCGGATGGGAGTGGCAGGGCAATCACCCTGACCACAAGGAGCGGCTTGCCGCCACGCGTATCCTGCGCTGGTCCAAGAGCGGCCTGATCGGAGCCTCTGTCGGCTCGATCATCGCCGTCTATGTTCTCGACGCAATCTTCTTCATTGCGTGGGCGCCGACCTGGTATCTCGTGCCGGTCTTCCTCCTGATCGCGCTGACCATTCGTTCCTGCGGCGTGTTCGCTGGTCCGGTCATGCAGCGCATCAGGGGCATGGCCGACCTGAAGAAAGAGGCGCGCACGATCCGCACGCTTTCCGTCGTGGCGGGGCTTCTCTGCCTTGTGCCGGCGCTTTCGTTCTTTGCTGGCGGTCACAAGGTCCAGACGCAGGGCGCGACCATTGCCGAAGCGACAACGGCAGTCTCCGACACCAACAAGGCCGCGCGCATCGAAACGCTGCAAACGCAGATTGCCCGCATCGAAAAGAACCGCGACGACTCGATCTCTGAAGCGAATATGTCGATCCAGCTCATCGCGCAGGACGGCGTTCCGGGAATCAGCCCCGCAGACAACCAGAACATCGCCCTGCTGCGTCAGGAGATCCAGAAGTACCGCACGGACGCCAGCGGAGAAATCAACTCGCTGGAAACGCAGATTGCCGAGATCGAGCAGCAGCGGGAAACGATCCAGACGGAGACAGCGGAGGTCAAGACCGAAGTTTCGCCCGCCGACGCCATCTTCTCGGTGCTTGGCTCTATCTGGGGTGACGCCCTTATCTGGGGCCTGACGATCCTGTTCCTGTTCGCGCTGTGGATCGAAGCTATGGCGTTCTTTGGCCTTGGCGCGATCGAGGGGCTGGTTGGCCGTCTGGATGCAGCCATCAAGCGTGTCGAGATCGAAGCCATCGTCCACAAGGCGCAAGTCGAGGCAGAGCTGTCCCGACAGCAGGCAATGGCAGAACAGGAACTAGCCGAGATCAGGCTGCGGGCAGAGGAGGCCCGTGTTCGCCTGGAGGCGATCAAGGCGGGCGATGATCCGGACATCTACGACGCGATGCGCGCGGCAGAGCGCAACCTCAAGCGCGCTGAAGCCAACGCGATCATCTCTGGCATCCTCCAGAGAGCGGAGAATGCGCAGAACCGCGCCGTCACGGATGCGCCGACCGTCACCCTGCTTCAGACAGCGGACATCCCGGCGCAAGATACCGCGCCATCCGAGATACCCCAGCCGACGCCTGACCCGATCGTTCTGGTCGATCCCGCGCCCGTCAAGCAAGGGCCACGGAAGGGCGGCAAGAACTCGTCATTCATGAAGGCCGCAACCAAAGCGGCGCGTAACCGCGTGCTTATCCTCGCTGACCGCAGCAATGCCCAAGCCATGAAGGTTGCCGCACAATGATTGACTGGATCGCGATTGACCTCGGTACATGCAACTCAGCAGTTGCCATCTATGGACCTCTTGGCCCCGAAGTCCTGAAGATCGACGGATCGGAACTGGTTCCGTCTGCCGTCATGCTGGTTCACACCGACAACCCCGAAAATCCGTGGGAAGTGGTTGTGGGGCAGCGCGCCTTGCGTGCGCGTGAACGTTCGCCGCGTTCGCCCTACTGCTTCACCAGCTTCAAGCGCCAGCTAGGGGCCGTCTACAACCCGGAGGAAGCCTATCCGGAGCAGATGTGCGAGGGCGTCGATGCGGAAGGCAAGCGCACCGGAATGCTCGCCTACCAAGGCTATGACGGGTTCACTTATCCGCCCGAGGAACTGGTCAGTTATGTGCTGATCCATCTTCGGGAAGCGGCTGAAGAAAAGCTGGGCAAGTCGGTCAAGAACGCCATCATCTGCGTACCTTCCGCCTACAATATCGCCCAGAGCAACGCACTGCGCAAAGCGGCAGAGATGGCGGGATTCGAAGAAGTCGAATTGCTGCACGAGCCGGTTGCCGCGGCCATTGCGCATGGCTTTAAGGAAGAAGCCGAGAAGGTCAGCCGCATCTTCGTGGTGGACGTTGGGGCTGGTACGACTGACTGTGCAGCGTTCGAGATCGGCGGCGGTCTGTTCCGCGTGCTGGGGACCAACGGTGCGGCGCTTGTTGGCGGCGACGATTGGGATCTGCGTCTCCGCAGCCTGGTCATGACGCTGCATGAGTTTGAGCACGAGAACTCCGCACTTGCCACGCAGCCTGACGCGCAGCGCATGTTGTTGATCGAAGCCGAAGCGGCCAAGCGCCGACTGTCGGAAGACGACCTCACCGAGTTCCGCGTCGAGGACATCGACATCGACAAGAAGACCAACGAGGATGTTCACGTCATCCAGCGCATCAGCCGCGACCACATGGACGAGGCGACCAAGGAACTGCTGCGCGACATTGAAGACGCGATGACGCGCACAATGGCCGAAGCCAAGGAGAAAGACCCCCGCTTTTCGGTGCATGATATCGACTGCGTAATTCTGGTGGGCGGGCAGACGCGCGTGAAATCGATCCAGAGGAAGGTTGCGCACTTCTTTGGGAAGGCGCCGGCCTCAGGCGTTGACCCCGAATTGGCCGTCGTGCTTGGGGCCGCCGTGAAGGCAGGCATCCGCGAAGGCAGGCTGGCAAGCATCACCATCGAGAACATCACATCGCACGGCTTCTCAATCGAGACGCACGACAAGCCGGAAGACGTGGCAACCGAGATCGTTCGCAAGGGGACGGCCTACGGCACGAAGGCAACGTGGTGGCTTAGGCCGCGTGGCGATGCAGGCCAGGCCGTGATGACGCTGAAGCTCTTGCAGGGCGATTCCAAGGAGCCGGGCGAGAACATCCTTGTATGGGAGCATCAGATCGCGATCGATGCCGAGGCTCCGGAAGACGTGCAGCTTGACGTGGAAATCGGCCCGTCAGGCGAGCCTATCCTTGACGTGGCTGGTGTATCATTTGGCAGGGCGGCATGAACGACCATCTGACCGTAGGCGAATGGTTCTATCGCGAGATAGACGAGTTCGAGAACGCGCCTGCGGACTGTCGCCAGACAGCGGACGGCTGCGCTCTGGAAGCCTATCTCTGCCCCAGCAATCAGTGGACCATCGGTGATGGCTGCTGCTTCTGGGAGGATGGGCGTCCGGTCCAGCAAGGCGACACGCTGCCCGATGACGAACACCTGCCTGAGCGCCGGCGAAAGCTGCTGGGCTTCAACGCCAAGTATTGCGAGGAGTATGTCCGCAGGTACGTCACGGTCCCGCTGACGCAGAACCAGTTCGATGTGCTGTGCAGTTTCCGGTTCAACACCCGTGAGACAACGCTGAGCGGATCTTCGCGGCTGTTGCCTGCGATCAATGCGCAGAAGTGGCAGGATGCCGCTGTCGCAATGACGGAGTTCGTCTACGGCTCTGGTTCAAAGCGCGGCCCGGTCAAGCTTCCGCCGAAGGGCTGGGACGTGGAAAAGAGCGGCGGGCAATGGTGGGCAATCCCGCCCGATCACCTGACTGGCGCTGAGCGCATTGAGCTTGGCTCAGAGGAGAAGTGGTATCCCTACCAGGACGCGCACAGGGGCCTGCTGAGACGCCGTCTCTGGGGCGGGCTCGTCTTCCTCGATTATGACCCCCGCGACGTGACGAAAGACAACGACGTTGCTTTGCCGACCAAGGCCAAGCTTTTGTCCACGGGCGTCTGGCGCGATTCCATCAGCACGGAAGGGCTCACGACGCTGGCGCATGTTCGGATGCGCGCCAAGCCTCTCCCGCCCGCAGAGCTTGTCCTCACCACCCCCATCAAAGCTGATCCCGTCGCTGTGCCAGCGGCAGGAACGGCGGGCCAGCCTGTGCCGCTGCCCGGCCCAGTACAGGCTGGACCTGCAATCAAGACTTCCGCGAGTGGTTCCTCGGAAGCGGTGTCGGTCAAGCCAACGGTCCCAGCTCCCCAGCCAGTACCTACGGCTCGACCGGCGCCTGCTTCTGTGCCTGCGGTAATTCCCGCGCCGTCGCTCCCGAAGGATGCGGCGCCTGCGAGCATTGAGCCGAAAGACATGGTGATGTCCAAGCGCTTCTGGGGCCTGACGGTCACGGCGCTTGGCACAACGAACCTGCTCCCTCAAGCCGCGCAAACGTGGGTCACGAACGAGGGCAACCGCGAGCTGATCACATGGCTGATCGTCGTGGCAATCGGGTTCGCGCTCTACAAGTATGGGCAGCACAAAGCGAAGAAGCCGCTGAAATGAACATCGCAGCGATCGGGACGGGCATCTGGGGCTTTCTCAAGCGCATCCCGGATTGGGTGCTCTGGGCTCTCGCGGCCATCATCTTCCTGAAGTTCGTGGACATGCGGGCAGAGCATCGCGGGCGCAAGGAAGAGGGCGCCAAGCGCGACAAGGAAGCCGCCGAAGTCGAGCGTGAAGTTGTCACCAACATTCAGGAGAATACCGATGCAGTCATTGCTGAGGCTGACGCTGTGCGCAGCCATACCGCTGCTGGCGTCCTGCCAGACGGAAGCTCGACCCTCGAAAAGCATCATTACCGCGACTGAAGGGGCCATCTGGAAAGAGGCGCTTTGCTCAACCGGCAAGGCAATCCTGATCTCGCGCGGCGATGTCCTGACCGTCGAAACAGCCGAGCAGGTTGGCGACCACAATAATTCGCTCTGGTGCGCCTGCCCTGAGAAGCGCCCGGCGAGCTTCGACGCGTCCATTTGCAAGGTCTAGGCGACGTCCAGCCACTTCCAGTTCTGACCGTCTGTCATCGCTCCAATGGTGCGGCGGGCAACGCCGAACATCTCAGCCAGTCGGCGCTGTGAGTATTCGCCAGTCGCATACAGGCGGCGGACTTCGCGAACCTGATCCTCGGTCAGCGTGGAGTTAGGGTGGGTGTTGCCTTGACACGCTGTGCCGTGAATCAGCCTGTCGGCCTGGTTCTCGGCAGGAGTGGCCCAGCGCACATGAAACGGTGAGAAGCAGCCTAGATGGCCCTTGCCGCAGTTGTGCGCCGCCTCGTGCTCTGGGGAGGGTGGCGGGCCGTGCATGTGCTCACACGCGACGCGGTGCGCGCCAATCGTCTTGCCGTTGATGTAGACCTTGCCCCGTCCCTTGTTGCTTTTGGAGTACGGCCAGATCATGCAATCGCCCGGCTTCGCGGTTGCCAGTGCATCACTGAGAAATTCCAATGCTTCTCCGGGCGAGGCGTTTCGGCCTAGCGGATTGCCGTTCCTCTTCCATCGTTTGTAGTGAGCGTTGCACCATTCTTTGTGGGACGCTGGCTTGTCACACCCATCAACCGAACATATCCGCTGAGTATCCATGACGCCTCTCCAAAGGCCGTTGTGGTCAGGCGAGGGTGAGCGCTCCAACGCTCCCTTCGCCGCTCTCCGGATTCTAGCCGTCCGAACGAGGACATCAACCTAGAAATGGAGACTAAAGCCGTGGCTACTCAAGTGACCGTGCCTGACTTCGATACGTTTCTGGATGTCGTCGGCGTCATCGTCGTCGTCTATCTCGGCTGGATCTTCGGCGGTGGCCCGCCGATCCCGTTCCTGGCTGAACTCGTCCCGTTCATCACGGCGACTGCGGCTGGCATCGTCGGCTGGCGCTATTTCCGCAAGAACAACAAGACGGCCTAGTCCATGCGTCTCAGCCCTGTCACGCTCGCGGTCCTATCCGTGTTCGTGGCAGGGCTCGTGGCGTCTGGTGTGTGGCTGCTAGGGCTGGAGAGCGACTGTCGCGCTAGGTGGCAAGGCTCAGGCTTCCAGCACGATTACCGCAACGGGCAGTGCATGGTTCTGGCCGGTAGCAGGTGGCTGCCTGAAACCTCCGTGAAGATCCACGTCAGGGAGCCGGGTTAGCGCTTGCTTCGATCATAGCGAGCTTTCAGTCGGGCATTGGTCTTTTCCACGGCAGCGCGCATTTCATCGGCGGTCAGAAACTCGCGAACCTCTGGCGCACTATAAGCAGCGGCAAGCTTCTTCATCAGCGCCGTTGCGCCCCGAGGCGCTACCAGGCTGGGCTTCCAGTAAAGCGCCAGCTCAACCGAATAATTGAGAATCCGCTCGACGGGAGACTGGCTGTCTCTAGAATACCAGCCGCCATAGACATCCCACAGATAGCCTTCAGTCGTTCCATCCGACCGGAAGTGCTCGTTGTCATCGATCTGCCCGTACTGGAGCGGGATTGGCCCCCGCACCCAGAAGCAGCCATGCTCAATCGCCGTGGAAACCGACTGGCTATCGAAGCTGTAAGCACCCACGACGATGTCGATGTAGGCATTCTTCGGAGCCAGCTTCATCGGCTTCCAGCGCGTCATCTCTCGTCCTCTCAGCAGGGGGGTGAAGTGCGTCTATCGGTTAACGTAGGGGAATGACGCACGCGTTAACCGGACATTACTGGAACGCTTCTCGGGGCTTTCTCCGAATACTGTCCCGAGACTTCCCCGCTGTTCCCGTTAGATTCACGACGAAACCCTACGATGGGCAGTTGCTGAAACCTGCGAAAACGCCCAAAAGACCGCCACGGAGTGTGGCGCAGTCTGGTAGCGCATCTGCTTTGGGAGCAGATGATCATCATACGCCACCCGGTTGTTTCGAGACACTATTTTCAGCGCCGGAAACGTCGTCTCCGAACTTTTCTCCGGATTTCATGGCGGACAGCGCTGCGAGGCGATCTTTTGTGCTGACCTGCACATAGCGGCGCGTGGTCCCGATATCGGCATGTCCAAGCTGAGATTGAGCGACCGCGATTCCGGCTTTGCGCGTCAGCTTCGTTGCTACGTCGTGCCGGTGATCGTGAATGGTCAGATCCGTCAGCCCAGCGCGCTTGATGGCGCGGCGCAGGGCGAGGCGAATGCTGTTGTAGGTCATGGGCCGCAGCTTGCCGCGAACCTCCCTGAACCACACCGTAGGCAGCTTGGCGGCTATCGCGCGCGACTTCCTCGCCAGCATCAGCCGGCCGTCATCGGGAAGCAGGTCCACAACGTAGGTGGAGCCGTCCTTACGGTCGCGGATGCGGATCGATACCTGGCCCTGCACTTCGTAGACCTCGGACGGGTCGAAGAACATTTCCCCGAGCCTTACTCCGTAGGTCGCGAGGAAGTTTCGGAACGGGCGAAAGTCAGCACGCAGCGAGGCGTCCAACCTCGCGTGTTCTTCATCCGCAATCTCGCGCGACCGCGGCGAGGCTTCGGTCAGCCGGACGGCGCTCCAGTCTATGCGTTGCAGGGACTTGGCGCCCCAGACGATTTCGGCACGGCGCATGATGCGTTTGAGGACGTCCACAACCTGCCGGTTTACCGTCGAGGCTTTGACGGCGCGGGTTTTCACCCCATCCTTGGAGCGGTATTCGGCCAGCATCAGGCGGCGCCGGCGCACAGCCTCGGACACGGTTGCCGTGGTGATTTCCTTGAGCCGCAGGTCGCCGCCTACGCACAGCTCGACCAGCTTGAGCGACCGCAGCCAGTTCTTCGCTGACGGCTGTGTCTGACCGACTTCCTCGAACCATCGATCGCAGGCCGTCGAAACGGTCATTTCGCTGACTGCGTCCGGTTTGATGCCAGCTTCAGCGTTAGTTCGCGCCTTGCGTTCCACCCGCTTGGCTTCTGCGAGGTTCGTGGTGTTGCACGGCCCCCGGTATTTGACCCGCGCGATCTGGAACTCGTAGACGTAACGGTCTGTGCCCCTTGGCTGGTAGACTGACATTCCGGAGCCCTCCCCAGGTATAGCCGGACGTGGCTGGCGGTGAACTCGACGCGGTTTCCGAACGGTATGCCCTGAAGGCGACCTTCCCGGATGTCTTCTAGGACGCGAGCATAGTCGATCCCAACGATCCGCGCGACTTCGCGAGCCGATACCACGCAGCGGGTGGTAAAGGCTTCCTGAAGACGGGCTTCCGTTAGGGGATCGAGCGTGCTCACTTCTCCCCGCTCCCCGCTAGTGCTGCGGCGCGGCGGAGGTCGCCAATATAAACGCTGCACTCTTGGTTGTAGCTGCCTCCCCACACAGGCGTTGCGTCATCGCTCGCCACATGCGGCGGTATCCAGTTGGCGAGTTGCTCTGCCGCGTATTCCGCAAACGGCTTCAGCGCTTCTCTAAGCGCAGCATTCTCCCGCTCCAGCTCGGCTAGGCGAAGTGCGGCGGCGCGGAGTTGAACGGCCTCCTTTCGCGCTACAAAACCGATTGCGCTGGTCACGTCTGCCGCGGCCTCACGCTCGCAACCGTTGGCCCATTCCGTCAGCCTCTCCACCAGTTCTTGCGTCGTGCTCATAGTCCCCTCATGTGTCGCGCGATGGTGTAGCCGCCTTCAACAATGGCGGTGTTGATCTGTCGGCCAAGCTCCTCGGGATCAATTGCAGGCTTGGCCGCGATTATCTCCAGCGCGTCGGCAATGCGCTTGAGGGAAATAGCCGTGGAGATTTCGGCGGCGTTGCGATTGTCGATGTGTGTGCTGACACCTGCGTTTGGCTCCAGCGCTTTGTACAGGTTGAACGGTTTTGGATTGTCACTCGTCGTGCTCATGGGCGGGGGTCCTTCAAAGTTGGGCGGCTCGCGCAGAACCAACCCGTTAGCTCCCCGCGAATGGGCTCCAATCCGGCAGGGCAGGCATACTTGTCGGCCTCGTCTTTTTTGCGATCATCAACCGTAAGAACCAGCACCAAGCCGCCAATCGCCACGAGACAAAGGGCGGAGATGAAAAACACTGGCGTACTTTTCTCGCCCATCACTTCTTCTCCTGTGCTGCTGGTGGGGCGGCGTCGATCACTCGCGCCACGACCGTGTCGATAAGATCGACCGCCTCGTATTCGCCCTGTTCGGTTAGGTACGTTGCCAGCTTGTTGAGCCCGGCAATCAGCTCTGGCGATACGCGCGGGGGCTCCACATCATCATCCTGTGCTGCCATCACGTTCTCTCCCGAACTTTGCCGTCAAACCCACGTTTCAGCTTCGGATGCGTCAGGCTGCGGCCCGCGCTCTGCCATTTCGACGGCGAGCGGCTTTCCGGCATCCGACCGAAGGGGCGGCTGGGGATTGCCTTCGTGACGCGGGGCTTGTTCTCCCCTCGAATGCGACGGCCCTTTTTGGCCTCGCGATTGTCGTTCGCCGTCTTGGGCTTGTGGCAGGGAATGCAGAGCAGTTGCCAGTTCTCAAGCTCATGTTTTCCGAGCGCATCCAGGCGAATTATGTGATCAATATTGTAGTTGCCGAGTGAGACTTTCTCGCGGCACTTGGCGCAGCGCGCTTCGTACTTGATGAACACGGACGCCACTTCGCGCGCTGTGAAGCTCTTGCGTTTGAGGGGCTTGGGCAGCGTGTTGGTGTCAGGCATCGCGATCTGCAATCAGGTCAAAGATTTTCTCACCGATTTTCGCAAACTCATGCCCGAAGCGCCGACGCGCCGCGTAGTGAAAGCTTGAGATCATGTTCTCGACGGCAAACTCGGCGTACACTTCCTCGATCGTGTCACCGGGGTTCGCGATAAACTGGTGATCGTTCATCGTGCAGTGGCGCTGGCGCTGCGTCTTGTCGGCAGCAGCAATCAACTTGAGAACGTTGTCAGTGATCTTGCGCCCGTACTCGTTTTCGTGCGCGGCGGTGTCGGCGGCTAGCGGGCGATCAGCTTTCGGAAAAGCGAGCCGAACCGCCTTCGCCCATGAAGCGGGAATTTCCCATTCCGAGGCCATGTAGCCAAGGTTGCTGGCGAGGGTTTCGTATGAGCAATCCTTCGGCGCGTTCCGCTTGATGGAGTTGCGGTAGGCAACCAGAAACGCCGCCCGTGCGTCTGTGTCGGAACAGTTGCGCATAGCGGTCGGCATGTCACCGATTGCCTTGGGCGCTGTTCCGTCGATCATCCCAGCCGTCCACTCTTGCAGGTTCATGCAGCCCTCCCACGAGCCTTGCCTTCAGTCGGCCAGACATCGTCGCCCAGCATGGCGGTGATCTCGTCCTTGATGTCGCCTTCAGGCAGGCCCGGCCAGATTTCAGCACGCACATAGGCCAGCGCCTTTTCCAGCCACGCCTGAAAGTCGGCCTGCGTCATCGACTCGTAAGCGATCGATGCGGGCCATTCGAGGAAGGCTGGCGTCTTCAAGCCTGGCACGCGGATGTACTTGCGTTCGACGTGGCCCGTGTTGAGTTTCAGTTCCTCAACAACGTGCTCCCGGCTATCGAACCTCTCGCTGTTCTGGTGGATCTTCTCGGCCATCGCCCAGAGCAGCTTGAGCTGGTCATAGTTGCGCGCTGTCTCAGTGACGATGTGAACCGTCCGTCCTGCCCGCACCTTTGCCAGCGTTTCGGCTGACATGGCATTGTCAGGCACGAGCGCGCGAACAACTTCCCCGGTTTCGGGGATGATGACTTCGCGGACTTTGGCAAAGAGCGGGAAGCCGGTCATGCTGCTTTCTCCGGATTGCGGCGAAAGTGCTTGCCGGAACCCAGCGGCGTCGTGAGAGCCATCTCGACGGGCCAATTGCGATCCTGAATGCGCTTGACGATTGGGCGATAGCGCAAGCCATTGCGGCGGCAGTACTCGCGAAGCGTAACTCGCTCTTCACCGTGCATTACGTAAATGCAGTTTCGGCGATTGCTGTTTTGCTCTTTGCGCGTTGCCCAACGGCAATTGTCTGGTGAATACGGGCCGTCATTGTCCTCACGATCCAGCAGACCGCCTTCGGGACGCGGAGCCATATCAGCTTCAAAATTCTCGAATTTCTGCCAGCGCTCGCAGACTGAAATGCCGCGACCACCATAGTCTGCATACGCTTTGCAATTTGGGTTTCGGCAACGGTCCAGCATTGCCGCCCAAATCCAGTAAAGGCGGTCTTTGGGAGTGCTCACGCAGCCTTCTCCATTGGCTGAAGCAAGGCAACCTTGCGATCAACTTCTGCAAGGAACGCGAGAACTTCCTTCTCCAATTCGGCGATGACTTTCTCGTCTCGCGGAACGCGCTTCACGAACAACTGTAGATGCGCAGGGAAGGCGGGGCTGAATGAAACATAGTCACACCACTTGCGGCCTGTGACGCCCATTTGCCACATCATTTGGGTGACGTATTTCGTGGGAACGGCCTGGCTAAGTAGTGTCTCAAGGTGCGCGGCAGGCTGCGGCGCCTTGATCTCAATCAGCCCGTCATCATCCACGAAGCCGTCAGGGCTGGCGCCGCTCATCGGCACGCGGGGATGGTCAACGAACGAAGCCAGCACCACGTCCACGTTGCGCATGAACTCATAGGCGGCTCGCGCCTGCGGTTCGGTGTCGATTCCGTGCTGCATGGCGGCGTTCGTGTAGCCCTCGACCACGACGCCCGTCAGGCGCTCGCAGATGATCTGCGCCTCGTAATTGGCGCGCGAGGCTGACACGCCCGTCTTGGTCTTGGCGATTACGTCAGCGACACGGGAAGCTGTGACGCGGCCAAGCCTGGCCTGCTTCCACTCGATGCTACCTTGCTCAATCATTTGACACCCATAGCTTCGGCCTTGGCCTTCAGCGCCGCCATTGCCTGATGGAATTTTTGCACCGTCAGGGCGCCCAGCGTCGGCTCCTTCAGGTAGGCGGCGAACTTGCTTTCCTCCGTGCCGGTCTTCTTCATTTCGGCGCGAAGCTCATCCAGTTGCTCGTCGCTGATGAACTCGACCTCGACGGGCTGCGACATGGCGCCGTTGCCGTCATCGTCTGTCGTGGCGATGTCGAAGATGGCTTCCTTGAGCGCACGGCGTCCGTAGGTCATGGTGGACTTCCACGCGTGGATTGCGGGCTTGTTGGCGTTGCCCTTCGCGCCCGCGCCATCCAGCGGCACGTCTGCGCGGTACTCGCGCTTGTGGCCGTTGGCGTGAGACACGGTGCAGCCGATGCCGAGATGGTCCGGCTTCTCGCTGTTGAACGGCCAGTATTCGGTCGAGAAGCCGTGCGCAGCGATGACAGGATCGCAGACCGCCGCAATGTCAGCGAGGTCGGCGTAGTTCTTCTTCGTGTGCGAGTTCGCGGTTGATCGACCAACGACAGGCAGGTTTGCCTTCACCTGGCGCATGGCTTCGTTGTAGGCTGCGGCCTCGTCGCGCTCGCGGATCATGTCGAGGCGTGAAAGCAGGGCCTCGGCGCGGTCCATCGGGAGGTCTGCCCGGTTGAGCAGTTCCATCACAACGCGGACTTCGGCGGTGTAGGCAGGCGTCGAGTTGGCAACCTCGTTGCGGTTGTCGTGTTTTGCTAGTGCAGTCATGACTTCAGTTCCCTCTGATTAGCTTGCTCAAGCCGCCTAGCGACTGCCTCGATCTCAGCCGCTGCCTGCTCCATCGCCAGCTCTGTGCGGCGTAAGCGTGCGAAGGCTTCATCGAGAGGGCAGACGGGACGGCGCTTGCGGGGGAATGCGATGACGTTAGAGGCGGTCATGTGCGCCCCTGCATCCGCTCGATGGCGATCTCTTCAAGGATGCGGTACGGCGCGGCGTTGTGTCTGGCGGTGATTTCGAACAGGCCAGCGTCATCGCTGGCGGCGTTCACTTCGCGGTCATGCTCACGGATCAGCGCGCGGGCTGCTTCCTTCGTGAGTGCGAGCTTGATGACGGAGAGGTCTTTGCTCTCGGCAAAAGTTCTAAGCTGTTCTAATGTCACTTGGTTTCTCCAGTGGCTTTGGCGATGGCGGCGCGGGCGTCGTCTTGCGCCATCTGGCTTTCAATGGTTCCGTTGATGCCGAAGCCGAGCAGGTTTTGCAGGGCGTCCAGAAGCTCGGGCGCGGCAGCAATCAAAAGCGCGTTTGCGCTGATGCGTTCGGGATGCTCAACGTCTTTATGGACAGTCTGGGCAATGGGGTGATTGTTCTCGTCGTAGATGTGACGCTGCCCAATGCTGTTTGCAGTGATGCTGGCCTCCCAAGGCCCCGGGGTATGTTTCGCGCTCATGGTACGTCATCCTCAGTCGGGAGTTCGGGAAAGGGGAAGGTCAGCCATTCGATCAGGCGGCACAGAAGCGCGGTCACAACTTTCGCTTCATGACGATGCGGGCGCAGCGCGTGCAGCAGTCCGGCGTGATCTGTTGGATCGGCCCGATGGTCAGCCACCCGGAACGATCACGACCGCAGAGCGTGGTGATGCCGCTGTGCGCGATATGGTAGACATCGCGCTTCCACGGGTCCGTCAGCTTCTGGCCCGCGCGCTGATGCACGGTGTGAGGTTTCGCGGAGCAGACTGCGATCAGGGCGGTTGCCATCACGCCGCCCTCTCATCACGGCGCTGGTCAGCGAGATAATCAGCGGCCTCGTACATCGCCTCGGTGGCGCGCTCCCGAAGGAACGTGTCGTAAGCGCTCCACTCGTTGCTCTGGATTTCAGCGCGCTCGACTGCGGAGAGGTGCACAATCGGGAAGGCGCCATACGCAGCCGCGATGAACAGCGGCGCGTCGATGGCTGACATCTCGTCCGTCAGCCCTTCGATCATCGCGTCGAATACGCGGCGCATCTTTCGGGCGGGAAGAATGCTGCGGCCTTCGTAGGCATCGTCAATCGCGCTCAGGATGGACTGGCCAGCTTTGTGGCCTGCTTCGCAGAGGGCGTCGGCTTCGTGTTCGATGTTCATCGGTGTGCTCCTAGGTGTTGGGGGAAGCGGAGAGCGCGGCCTGATAAACGGCGCGGGCCTCGTCCGAGAGGTTGCCGAGAGGGCCAAGCGCGATCTGAAGCAGACGCTTGCGGGCGCTGGCCGGAGTTTCCTTCAGCATCGCGGCGACGTTCTCGCGCGCTTCGCTGGCGGTCATCTGATGGCGGGTGGTCATCGGTGTCTCCCTGCCCGTGTGGTGGGCTGATGGGAGAAAGCTACACGGTGTAAAAAAGTACCGCAAGGGGGTTGGTAGAAAAAAGTACCGAATGTACGATGGGTCAAAATTGAGGATTGACCCGAATGCAGATCGTTCAGACCAAGCCCGAACGCCAAGCGCTCATGATGCACTTGCGTAAACTGTGCGGAGCGGCGGGCATTCCGCCGAACAAAACGATTGCCGGGTTGGTCACGTACCTGGCGGGTAAACCGATGAGCCATGCGCAGGCGCTGGATTGGCTGGCGGCAGATATGGCCGCGAATCCGCCAAGGCTTCGACCCGACCCGAAGCCGCCAAAGCCCGAAGTCTATGCGAAGCCACAGCCTTACAAGCCGAAGCGCAAGAACAAGCCGAAGCTCAGTCGTGAGGAGCGCGCGGCGCGCAGCAGGGCGGGGCATGAGCGCAAGCTGGCGCGGGATGCCGCCTTCATAGCGCGTGCTGAGGCGCGCATGTTGAAGCAGCGCGGCGAGAAGCCCGCAGCGCCGAAGAAATCATCCAAGCAGCGCAAATGGACATTC